GACGGGAATGGTAGCCTTTTTGTCACACGCAAAGCGCACCAGGTTTATGGCCTCTAGAAGGCGTTTGGAATTGACGGTGATTTTCATTGCTCCTCTTCCCTTTTTCTTCCTCTTTCCCTTGCAAGGCGGGGCACCACCGCCTACCCCATTCGTACAACCATCTCCATGCCTCTTCCAACGCTGTAAACTGGGGGCTGTAAACGGTCGCCCCCGTTCTCGCCTCCCCCGGCTCCAGTGGTAGTGTCAGGCGGTCGCGCGATTCGCGGTCCAGTCTGTAGCCGCCCTGATTTGGCACTTCCTCCAGAATCCGGTCGCAATCCGTCAACCTCACGTCGAAACTAGCCTCGAAAGTCACGCTGTGGTCGGGATGCCGCCAAGCCCCTAGCCCGAAACCATACTTTCCGTCGTAGTGCGCCCCGGCGGAAAGCCGATCGGAATTGCCCCTCTTTTCGATAGGCAAGCCAAAGCCCGCTAGGAGGTCGGCGGCTCGATCGACGTAGCCGGAAAGCTCTGGGTCTCTTCCATAACCGGAACCGTAGAGGTAGCCGGTCGGCGTCCCTCCGACCGTGGCTATGCGCCCATAACTCGTGGTGATCTTACCTTGTCTCATTCGGTGTCCTCTCCCTGTTGAATGTGGAGGGCATCGCGCATGGTGTCGGCCTGCCCTTGGCCGTACCCCTTTTGGTAAGCGAAGATCACCAAGGACATGAAGGAGGCAAGCATCATCCTGGGCGGATCGCCACTTTGTACAGAGATTGTGCCGAAGGCCGTCATGATCGTGGTGCAGGCAGGAGAACGAAGGAACCCCTTATACATAAGGGCCTCCATATCAATAGAGTCCGCCACAACGCCCAGGCGCTCTTGCAGGAAGTCGGTAGCCAACGCCGCGCCCGTCTCTTCGGTTAGGGTCATTCCCGGCTCTCTTCCCCCTGGACGCACACGGTACAGGACAAAGCCTCATTCCCGGTGCAGTCATGCCAAGCAGTGAGCACAACATCTCTTCGAGCACGCATGGCAGCCCCCACCCTGTTTTCTGCGTTGAAACAGGCCGCACACAGCGCGGTTTCGTCGCAAGCAGTACCTTGGTCACTGAGCATGGCCCACATCTCGATTGCTTCATAGATCATTTTTCACCTCTGCTGGATTCGCCCTGGTCGCTTCGGTTAGGAGGGTCATTACCGCCTCGCTGGCGGGCTACCGTTCGGGCCTTCGCCCCGTTGCTCGGTCCCACCGCAATAGCGGCAGTTGTCAAACTTCCCGTGTGGCGTCCCCGAGTGTCCGGGACAATTCTCCGGCGTCGGGGCCTCCGCTTCCCGCTCCCACCAATCGGCCTGGAACAGTTCCGGCGGATTCGAGAAGTCCGGGTAGAATCCTCGAATCCTGACAACGGCTGAGTGATTCTCCGGTGTAGCAATCGCCGCGCGGCCCGCTCCTGTTCCTGCCGGTTGATTGCTCAACACACACCGGGTGAAATAACTCGGATACCCCGGCGGGTCTCCGGCGCAACCGTTCCCCATGCTGCCCAAACGGTAGGAAGGAGGCGGCTTGTAAAGCGGCAACTCCTCTAACCGCTGCTGGTCGATTGTGCTCATGTCGAGTTGGTAGAAACCGCGCAGCAAGCCTTTTTGTCACACGCAAAGCGCACCAGGTTTATGGCCTCTAGAAGGCGAGGGTGGCGGTGGTTCCGTTCGGGAATACCCGAAAGTGAGCGGTTTCTGCCCGGTCGCCGATGCCGTCCACTACGACTTGAAGGAACCGTTCTTTGTTGTCGGTGGCCGCCAGGTGGTACAGGTCAAGAAAACCCTTATACTTAACTCCTCTGGCCGCAACACTGAAAGCGACGCCGTAGAAGTCCCGCGATATCGTGACCGCGCCGAAGGCTGAGCGGCTTCTGAACTTGAATACTACCTTCCTGTTTTTCATTCGAGTTTCCCTCATAGACATGTCACCACAAGGCGATAGATAGCGTACGTGAAAGCGAGTGCTACGTACCAGCGAATGGTGGAGTTCATGGTTTTGTTTCGCCTCCTGGGGCTTCCTCTCTGGCGCGTGACCCAATCACCAGGGCGGGCTTGCTGACTTGCACCGCCGTGATGATCCTTTCCTCAATCACCTGATAGTACTTGCGCCGCTCATTGCGCGGATAGCAGTCAGTGTCGGGAAATGGCGCGCGCTTGGTTACTCCCGTTTTCACCGTCCTAATGCCCTCCGCCCGACCTGCTGCGACAGGTCGGAGCAAGGCACTAACCCTTACTGTTGCGCCCACGAAAGCGCTAACTCCAACGCCCGCGCCTTCACCGCCGCCCGCCCGCCAAACCACGCCGACGCGAGTCGCCCGTCGGCCTCACGTCCTGCCTCATGGTCCGCGTAGTAGGTGACGCCGTTTAGAGCGCCCCACCAAGTATCCCGCGCCGATTGAAGCCGAGCGCCGGGCGAATTGCGAATCGCCATTGCCATATCTCGCCCCGGAGCGGTCAAGTCGCCGAGTGAAAACGCGGGCGCTACCAACCGTCCCTCCGAGTAGATCGGGGTACCCGTCGTCAACTGCTTAACGGCGGGCGGTTCCGTCAACTGTGCAAGGTATTGAATCACGCTTGCGGGCGGAGCGGGAACGGAAGCAAGCCGCGCGGCGTACTCGGCCATCTTTCGCATTTGCGCGAGCGCGGCTGCGACCTTGGCTTTAGCATCGGTTGCCACGGATGCGTCAAACTTGCGCGTATGTTTCATGCGGAAAATGCGGTCGCGGGACTCGCCGTTGACTGCGGCAGACAGGGTGTTCCAGCAGACCACCCGGATACTGGTAGTCTGCGCCTGAAACACCATGCTGCCATCGTGTGAATTGGCGAGTAACAGGTACCCTTCGGACGTGTCGTTACCGGGCAGGGTGAACGCCGCGCCGTTGAGTTTTGCCAAAGCCCAAACGACCGCGCCGCTCTTGAGGGCGCCGCAGGTCTCCATTGTCATGTCGCCCGCGTCACAGTACCGCCGGAAGAAGTCGAGCGTATCGCGGTTTTGGATTGGGTGGTAACGCTCACTGGCGACTTGAAACACTTGGTTGTCATGCTGGCGGACAATGGCGCAATAACCGGGGATGGCAATTTCCTCGCCGGACTCGTGGGAAACGCGCATGCGGACTTTGCGCCGTTCGACCTGCCAGTTAAGGGAAGCGGCAGCGGATATCTCATCCACTGTTGCGCCGGGCACTACGGGAACGCCTAGGCCGTGCCAAGGCGTTGTTGTGTTAACGTAGGCCATAGTCTCTAACATGTGTGACATAGGCTTGTCACCTCCGCCGAGACGATTTCACACGGTCTCGTCTCGGCGCAAGGTACATGGCTTGTCTCACCACCGTACTTCCTCCGCTCCGTCCCGTAGCCGTTCCCGCATCGCCTGGAGGATGACGCGCTGTGAGGCCAGCAAGTCATAACGGGTGTCGTGCTCCACGATGTAATTCATGGCGTGAATCAGCGTTTGTAACTGCGCCGCTATCCGTTCCCGGTCAGCCCGTACTTCCCGCGTGCCGTCATGTCCTTTGCTCACGGTCCCATAATCTCACATCACATAACGTGCCGCAATGGTACGAAGGTACCGATTTATGGGCATTTTCACCTTAGTACCCTGTCCACCACCGTGGGGTGGTGCTTGCCGGGCCCTCGCGGGACCATTACCCTAAATTAGTACTTGACATCCGGTGGGAGTTCGGTTATAATGATCGCGCCGGGGTGAAAGGCCCGGTTTTTGTGGGGACAGTGGGGGAGCACATGACCGTCGGAAAACTCCACAAGATGATTGAGGCGATCCTTCTTCGCGCCCCGAAAAGGTGGGTAAGTACTAGTCCCTTTGGGCTATTGACGCCGTGAGGCGACTTGGGGCAAAGTAGGAATGGGGGTAGACCCATCATGAAGATTTCCGAGGTATTGACGGGGCAGGACAAGTGGACCCAAGGCGTGGAGGCCCGGGACGCTACTGGGTATCAGGTACCGCCGTGTGATCCTGGCGCAGTCCGTTTTTGCCTTACCGGGGCGGCGCGGAAGTGCCAACTAGTGGTAGCTCTCGCGAGTTGGTGGGAGCAAAGGAGGTCGGAAGGTGTAGTCGAGGAAGAGGACGGGGAAAACCTTGAGGCGTGGAACGACGCCCATGGCCGCACGTTTATCGAAGTGCAGAGGGTCATAGCGGAGTTCGAGTCCTTTATGGGGCGTTTCCCCGGTGCCTTCCTGAGGTACTGACGGGACCGGAGACGTGGACGCAACGCAGAGAGGTACGCGGCCGCTTTTTGTCTTGTCGGGGCGGCGCGAAAGTGCGGACTGTTGATACCCTTCTTGGACTGGTGGGTGGCGCATGGGGGAAGGGGTAAACTTCTCGTTGCGTGGAACGACGCCCCGGACCGCACGTTCCCCCAGGTGCAGGCTCTCGTTGGGGAGTTCGAGGACTACATGGCCGCGCCCGCCCCGCCGAAGGCGGCTGTCCCCGTAGAAACCGGGCCTCTGCCCCGTCGCCCCAGTCCTACTAGGGTGAACGCCCTAACACCCTTGCCTCACCTTCACCTTGGCCTTCGTACCGGTACGGACGTACCGTGGTATGACCCCCCAGTACCGTAGGCGTATGGCCTAAGTGGTAGAGAAGGTTCCACCGGGGGTGCACCGGGGTCATGGGCCTTAGGACTTTGGATGTATGACCGTGGGGGCCACGGGCGGGCGCGCCCGCCCCACGGGCCGGGGTCCCTGGCCGCCCAAAAATCTTTAGGCAACTTCTTGTTATAGCCAACCGTCTCTCCACACGGGCCCCCCCCCCTGGCCGGTGTGGGCAGGCGACGACCTCCACGAAGCGGAGCGGGAAGCCAAGGATCGTGCGGCGAAGCAACCGAAGTTTCACTGGACCGTCCAGGATTCCGTCAAACGCCGCCTTGTGGGGGTCGCCTATCATGAGTCCCCGCACGAGCGCAATTCTGAGGGGCGGCCCAACGACCGAGGGGTCTGGTATAGCGCGTGCGCCTGGGACCCGGCAAAAGAAGACAGTGCAACATAGTCCGCCTCTCCCCGTGGGGCACTCGGAAAGCGCGTCCGGTTTCCGTCATGTTTTTTTTTCAAGTAAAACTTGACAGCAGTTTGTTATGTCCAACGACCCTTGCAGGCCGGGGCCTTAAATTATAGCCAACCGCCCCCCCCCGTGAGGGCCGTCGGGTGAGCCAACAAAAAACTTGCTTTTGCACCCTTGTTGGAGGTAAAGTAACGGCATGAGATACACCAAGAAACACAGGGACCCAAAAACAGTTAAGATCGAACTACGTCTTACCACGCCAGAATTGCGGGCATTCAAGGAAGCCGCTGCGGGCATTCCCCTTTCAACCTGGGTTCGTGAAAGCCTGCGGAACGCAGCCGTCGAAGCGTTGGATTGTGACCAATGTAGGAGCGATCTTTCTCGCCAGTAAACCCTTGCAGGCCGGGGCCGCCAGGCCCCGGCTAAAAAGAGGCCCGGTAACACCGGCGTAAAGCACCGGAAAACAGCGTCTTGTGCAAGTGAGGCGGTGATTGCCTGTTTATAACACCCCGCCCGGCGCCGTAGTCGCGCTCCTTACGAGGCGCTTTGTACAGCGAGACGTATGGGAACGCCAAACCGTTTCAAAAAACTTTGAAGGGGGTCTGGGGCCCCCTGATGTCTGGTGGGAACCATGCAAGTAGAATTGGGGGTGGAGGAAGCACCCCAATGGCGACTATCAAGACAACGGCGACGATTTTGAGCGGGGCGTCACTGAGCGACGTGATTATGGCCCCCAACGGTTACTTCTTGGCGGCGCTGTTGATCCCCGCTGTTTGGACCGCCGCGGGCGTCACCTTTCAGGCGAGCGATGGAGCGGGGGGCACTTTTGGGAATGTGTTCAGTACGGCGGGCGAAGTGACATTCGCCACGGATGCCGTCGGGCGCTTTCTCACGTGCAGTCCGAACGAGTTCCGCAGCGTGCAGACGTTCAAGGTCCGGTCAGGCACCGCCGGGACCCCCGTTAACCAGGGGGCCGACCGCCTCATCACCCTTCTTTACAAACCGATTGATTAGCCCGGCGGGACGAGGCCAAGCCCCTGAGCGAGGAGGCCAAGTCCCTGAGCGACGTAGTTATGGCCCTGGGAAGCTTGGCGTTGCTCCAGGAAGGCGCGGGCGGCGAAGAACCGCTCAGCTAACTCGTGGGCGTCTTCGACCGCCCGGTGTGTATGGGGGGCGGACCAACGGACCCCTGCCCTTTTCATGCCCTGCTTGCCCGACTTGAAATAGGCGCCCCCGGTCGCTCCCGCCCACCACGAACGCATGTCGAAACAGCGCTGCTCGAAGGGGTTCCGCACGTTGGGCACGAAGCGCTCCCAATAGTAGCGAAGAAAAGCGTAGTCGAAGGCCGCCGGGTCTGTGACGCACACCAGGCCCCGCGACCTGTTCTCTCGAAACTGAATGTCGGAAACCCAACGAGACACGTGGGCCATTGCCATCAAGGGATGTATCGCTTCGCTTTGAATCTTCGCCAAGACTTTAGGGAACCTCTCCCAAAAGGCGTTGCACCCCGCCTTCGCTATGCTTTCGCGTCGTAGAGCGTCGGGCAGGGGATGAAGGGCCAAACTTATGCGCCCTGCCTCTTCGCCGTCTGGAAAGCAGCAGACCATGCCCAGTTCGATCATGGAGTCGAGGCCCGGCACGGGGCCGTCCGTCTCCACGTCCAAGAAGAAGTAAAGCTCGTCTTTCTGCGGAGCGTCCTTGGTCATGGTTTCTCAAACTGCTTCTGGAGCAGTTGTTCCTTGTACCATTCGGGGAGACCGTGGACGACGCCGCGACTCAGCAGCGGCCATATCCACTTCCACAGGTCGGTGAGAAGCTCGTCCCGGCATTCCTTCTCTATGTCGTCTCTCGCCTCGACGATCAGTTTGCCAATGTCGCGCGGGGAGTCTTCGAGTAGCCCGCGCTCCTTGAGGTGCTGGACGGCCTTGTTCCATCGGGCGGGCGTTTTGAACTTGGCGACTAGGCGCTCGACGATATCGCCTGTCTGGGGATTCGACTGCTTCCATTCTTTGGCGTGGACTTCTTTGAACGCCTCGCTCACGTACTTGCCGACGAGCATTTTCTTGTCCAGGCCAAAGCGGTCCCGATGAAGGGGCTTGACCACCACGCCCTCGATCTTTTGGCCGCCCAAGACGCTTACGCGGTCCAAGTAAGAGCGAAATTGCTCCAGGTCCTGCACGCGGCATTCGGCAATGCAAGGTACGACTTCCAAATCCAGCCGACGCGCCTCGTCCGCCTTGAACGACCAAGGCAAATAGGACTCTGTACCAATGTCGATGTCGAAGAGTATGAGATGGCCGGTCGGCACCCGGTCGTAGGCGAGCGCGTTGTGCTTTGGTTTTCGCAGGTATTCCGCCCGGTAGACCCACCCCCGAGTAAAAAGGGCTTTCTTGGCGAGGATCGTCTCGACGGCCCTGTCGAACATGCCCGGCGCTTCGATGAACACCTGGGCCCTTTTTGACCGTATCTCGACTACGTTGTCAGGTTGGATGCACCATGACAATTGACTGCCGTCGATCTTTTCCTCGATGAGCACGTCGCCGGGCAACAGGTCCCCGACGGCCCGGTGTCCCAAGGCGTAGACCGAAGGGTAGCTGTGAATGTTCATCATCGCCTGAGAAACGTCGCCCCACAATCCGGGCAGTGAAACGCTACGGTGCGGTCTTCGCGCGTGCTATAAATGCCGATTTGTCGATCAAAATGGGTCGCCCCCCCAAAGTTTTCCCTGTCCCTAACGGGGATCGGAGGCCCGACCCAACTCGCCAAACACTTGGGGCAACGCTTCGTAGCTGTGGTCACCGCATGAGCGCCCTTGAACCGCGTCACTGCAACCTCGAAATCAATCGAAACAGCCCAAAGACGAACATGCTCATGAAGAAGAAGAAAGCGAAGGCGACGAAGGGCTGGTCCGGGTCTCCCCGCTTGACGATAACGATTGCACCCGACAAGCCGAACAGCATGGCGAAAATGCCCCAAGGGTCGAGGACGGGCGAAGAAGAGAGGAAAACGACAGGCAAAGTACGGGGGCAAAGGCCCGGTTTTTGTGGGGACAGTGGGGCGGACGGCCCCGGCGATTCGTCGCCGGTGTTACGGGTGTAGGTCACGCTGTCCCCCCAGGTCGTCAAACCGGGCTGGAAGACGTTGCCTGGCGTTTAGGGCGACCGCACTCGCCGTCCGCCCGTCTGTCCCCCCAAAAACCGGGCTCTCTGCCCCCCCGGGCGTCGTAGGGGTTAAGGGCCAACTAAAGTGTATGCCCCAGGTCCCGTAGGATCGTTCGAGGCTCTTGGTGGGGGGGCGATTTGGGGGGGCTACCAAGACCTTTGACGCCCGACGGGAGTCAGTTGGGGCTAAGGGGCGGACCACCCAAATGGTCGGCCTGAAAGTCTGAGTAGGGATCGGGATGGCTCCGGTCATGACCGATACCCGTTGTCACGGGGGAGATTTGTAAGAAGTCTCCACCATCCCATAAGGGGGTTGGGGCAGTCCCGGCGCTGGCCGGGCAACCCGCTTGTGCGGGAAGGCTGTAGGCCTCTCTGCCCCATAATCACTTTGGTTTTACTGGCTTCGAGAGTTTGTGTCGCATCGGTTAATCCTTCCATACGCTCCAGTTGCTCCACACGATCATCACGACGACCAGGACAGCCAACAGGCCGACGATGGGCCATTGCCATGTTGGTGGAGGCACGGTGACGAGGTTAGCCGAAGCCTCACAGGTTGTCAAGGGTTTTTTTGGCCCTCCCACCAAGATTGAGTGCCGAAGAGCCATTGGCGGACGACTTTGCGGTACATTTTGCCGTTGACGGTAACGGTCTCGCCCGCTGCGGTGTTGTCGCCCGGCACGACGTAAAACTTGTTGGCCCCGGTCCACATTTCGTCCCCGACCGGGTTGACAGGTTGGGCCGCGCCGGGCCCGAGGACGGGATCGATGGCCTTGGGGTCGGCGTAGTCGATGAAGGTCTTGGGGTCGCCGAAGGAGCAATGGCTTTTGAGCTCGGCCAAGGTGACGCCGGGCGTTTTTAGGAAAAGAGCGTAGTCGTGGAGGGAGACTTCGGGGTTGAGGGCGAGGTCGGCGCAGCGGAACAGGATCATCGGGATGTCGGGCGGGGGAGGAAAAGCGGGAATGGGCGCACGGGCGACGAGTATGATGTCCTGGGTCCCCAGGAAGCCGTTGACACGAAGGAACGCTACGCGGTTCGCGTACTTGGTCTGGTTGGCGGCGGTGGTGTGGTCGATCACGCCGCCCCAACCGGGGACGACTTTGGTCGCGCCCTCCGAGACAGGATGAAACTGGGACCAAGCGAGGACGGAAGCGGCCAAAAAAGCGAGCAACAGTTTGTTCATTCGGTTTCTCCTGGGGGATCGCCCAACAAAGAGTATAGGGGACGCAACCCTGAGGGACAGGCGCGGTGCTCGTGCACCGCGTACGACCGTTGCGCCCCTGTTGTTGTGGACGCGCCCTAGGGTTGGCAGGTTACTTTGAAGTTGGAGATGATCTCGTTTCGCGTTTACGCCGAGGGTCGAAAGGGTCCGTACTTTTACGTCCAGATTTTCCCTAACCGAAAGGCGATGCACTGCTCCGCCCATTGCCCGCGTCGTATCTCCACAAAACCGCTGCCTCGCAGTTACGAAGCTATAAGCCAACTGTGGTCTGGAGGGCGCTCTTGGGGCCGTGTACTGTTTCACGAGGGGAAGATGGGCGCAGGCATCGTCGCGCACGAGATGACCCACGCTGCTATGTGGTGGGCAAAGCGACGGCGGTTTGAGGTTCGTCGTCCGCGGGGGGAAGAACGGCTGGCGTGGACGGTGGGGAACCTGGTTCGGCAGTTTTGGCTGCACTTTTACCGGGAACAGAAGCGCGACGGTGCCCGTTCCAGATGTAACTGACGTTGGCTTGGCTCGTATGAAAGATGGCGGCGGTGAGCGCCTGGGAGTAGAGTCCTTTGGCGACGCGGATACTGCGAATCTCGTCGTCTGTCAGTCGTTTGGGCATCTTGTTATAGCCTTTCCCTTCTCGATGGAAGAATAGCAGATGAGAGGAAGGGTGGTTTCCTTCCAAGGAGGCTTCATGGCAATTGGCTACAATCTTGCGTTGACTTTGGCGGCGGGGGCTTTTGCTCCTATTCTTCGCAAGTCGGCGGCGGGCAACCTAACGATGGGATCGGCGGGGGCCGTGGTGACGATTCCGTGGGTCGAGAACGCGAACTCCGGTACGGGCGACCTTGATTCCGTGATGCCCGGCCTGGCGATTGAGGCCGCGTTGAGAGCACTGGTCTCCGACCGTTCGACTAACGGCAACCCCACGTAGTAACGGGACGATTTTATGTCGGTCCAATATGCCGGGGGGACCCGTGCGAACGCGCTGAGTGCCGTCTTTACCACCCGGAACGCGCTCGCGGACTTCATCAAGGACAATTGCGTAACAGCGGGGTGGACAAGCGCTGTTCGTAAGTCTGGGGCGCGGCTCGACTACACGGCGCAGCCCACGAACGCCCAGACGATTACGCTTGATGGGTCGGTTTACACCTACAAGACGGCCATCATCAACGGCAACCCTCGGGAGGTTCTGATTGGGGCGACCGCCGGGGACACTTACGACAATCTGAGACATTGCGTCAACGACGATGGGGTCGGAGAGGGGACGCTGTATTCCAACACGACCGTCGCCCATACGACTATCTCCTCCACCTCGAATACGGGGCCGGGGGCGACGGGGACCATTTTGTTCGAGTCGCTGGTTGGTGGTCTCGATAAGGACTTCACGTATTCGACGACGGTGACTGGGGCGACCCAAAAGGATTCGGCGGGTAACCCCGGGTTGTCAACTCAGACGCGATTCTGGGGCGGCGGCTATACGCTCACGTCGGCAATAACGGCGCAGGGATTGAAGTGCCAGGCGCTGGTGATCGACTGCGGCGACACGGCTACGGGCGTCGAACTGGTGCGGTTACAGATTTGGAACCAGGACGCCACGATGAAGTCCCACACCGCGTTTGGGATACGCAGCGCCATTTCCGGCAACGCGGACTTCCTGTACGGAGCGGCGGTGCCCGTAAGCACGGGGGCGGGTTATACGTTTCGGATCATCGCCAACAAGTTCCAATTTGCGGTGTTCCGCGAAGGGTTTGATCCGGTAACCGAGTCGGAATCCTGGTTTATGGCCGGGGTACCTTTCATTCCAGCGTTCTTGGAGGGAAAGATCGTCTCGGCGGCGTCCAACGCCACGCCTATTCAGATCACCACGACCGTCGCGCACGGTTTTTCCAACGGTAACAACGTCTTCATCGAAGGCGTGGCCGGAAACACGGCGGCCAATGGGCTGTGGACCATTACGTTTGTGGATGCTTCTAATTTCACGCTCAACACGTCTGTTGGCAACGGCGCTTATACGTCGGGGGGCCGCGCCGGGAAGCTCGACGTGAACATCGCGGGGGCGATTTATCACTTTGCAAAGATGGATAATGGCCCCGCGACCGAAGTGATGGGGCGCAACGCCATGCACGCCGGAAGCGGCGGTTTTACGGGGGTAAATGGGCAGTTTTTGGGGCGGGACGCCGATCCCTTTTCGGGCGTGGGCAGTCTGGCGTTCATTGCGGCGGGCCACGGGCAGGAAGTGGAGAACGACGACTTGATTTGGTGGTACGACGGCTCCTATGCGGTTTCAGAAGCGTTTGTGGCGTCGGGAATATCGGCGGCGGGGACGATTAGAAAGATGTTCGGACAGCTTTGGGACGCCATCATCGTTCAGAGGGACTTCAACACTCAGAACGCCTTCACGTTCGATAGCCAGACGTGGTTAACCGTTACGCTCAACTCTGACTTGGCGACAACGGGAATGCGAGGCACTTTGGCGTTGGTGACGGGATGAAATGGCATCTTCATTTACCATTATCAGTGGCCGCAACCCTCGTTACACGGGGATTGGCTCGTTTTCGGGCAACCTTTCGGCGACGGTGGACGCCTCCCCAGTTCGGTCGCTTACGACGGGTGGTCTTATCGAGTGGTTGCCGAGCATTAGCGGCGCCTCCCGTGATCTTTGTTTCACGCCCAACGCAGAAGCGGCGGCGGCAGAGGCCCCTACGGGGTCCCTTGACCCGCCTTTTCCCCCGGTGTGGCCTTACTTCTTTTCGACCGGCATCTTGTACGGGAAAGACGAGATGAGAAACGTTGAGATGTATCGGGGCGATACTCCCGACATCGACGTAACGGTTACCAAGGACGGCGTGGCCGTGAACTTGACGGGGGGAACGCTGCGTTTTAGCGTCAAGTGGAGGACGCAGGACGCCGACGTGGATGTCATTTTCGTCCGTACCTCGCCCGCCGGGGGAATCGTCTTTACCGATGCGGTAAACGGGAAGGCCCGCATTTCGCTCGCGGCGGCAAACACCAGCGGATTACCGGGGCGTCGCGTGGACCTGTTCTATGATTTGCAGCTTACCGATTCGGCGGGCAAGATTTTCACGGTGCTCGCGGGCATGTTCATCGTCAAGCCGGACGTGTCTGTTACGACTCCATGAGGTAAACTTCTAGTGGAGGAATCAGCAACATGGCCCTTCGTATAGCTTTCAGCCCCTCTTATGTTCTGGAGGTTACTCTGAATCCCGCCTCGATAGCGGCGGCTACGGTTGCAGACCAGACCTTTGTCGTCAACGGCCTTAGGACTGAGATGGCCGTGTTCGTCTCCGCCGCTTCGCTCGAAGCCGGGCTGGTGATTTGCAACGCTACGGCCTCCGCGAAAGATGAGTTGAAGATTCGCTTCTTCAACCAGACCGGGGCACCAATCGACCCCGCTTCGCAAGCCTTCAAAGTCATCGGCTTTTAACCGGGTGACGGCTCTAGGGGACCGTCGATGGCGAACCCGATAGTTAAGGACGATGCCGTCGAAATGGTCAACGCGACCATCGCCAAGGCGACCTTAGAAGCCCCCATTGCCTACATCACGCTGTTTCCCGATCACACGGTCATTATGGACCCCGACTTGCAGGAAGCGCCCGCCACGCGGGACAACAACGCCGGAGCCTAACTAATGAGATCATCCTTCAAGTTGCCGCTTCTTTTATTGGTTGCTACACCCCTTTTGCCGCAGGCGGTTACCATTCAGGACCCCACCAACGGCAACCGGGCCGCTGTTACATCGGGACGGTTGCTGCGCGTGGAGGCCAACCCTTCGACGACTACGGACTTCTTCGTCGATCTCCGTAAACTGAACGGCGTCACGCTCACGGGCGCGAATGTCGTGGACGGCGCGAACAGCGCTTTTCGCGTCAACGTGGTCGCGGGTGGGGCAGGAGGGGGCGTCGCTCAGTTGCAGGTTCGTAACTCAGGAGACGCGGCGTGGGTCAACATCGGCGTGGGAGCGGAGGGCGCGGCTGTTCTTAAACTGCCTGTTCGCCTCCACGACGCCACGGGAAACATTGCCGTCGTTACAAACGCCGCTCCCGCAGGTGGAGACTACGGCTTGGGCATCCGTTGTATTTCAGGTTGCGGGGCGTCGTCCTTCCTGGACAACTCGGCTTTCACCGCCGGGGCCTCGTCGATTACGAACATCGGAGGGGTGTTCAACGATGGCTTGGCAGCCGTCACCTCAGGCAATGCTGCTGCACCTCGCATAACGGATCGTCGTGGTCTGCATGTAAACTTGCGAAACAATGCCGGGACTGAAGTGGCTACCTCGGCAGACCCGTTGCGAGTGGACCCGACCGGCACTACAACGCAGCCGACAAGCATTTCGGCTGCGAACTTCCCCGACAACGAGCCATTCAACCTCAACCAATTGGCTGGTACTGTTTTGGCGGCCCCGGTAGACGTGGATTTAGGAGCAGGAGCCGAACAGATCATCCGTGTTTCGATGCGTAAGGCCGCTTCGGGAGGATCGGTTGAGTATGGGACCAGTACTGACCCGTTAAGGGTGGACCCCACTGGCGCGACGACTCAGCCAGTTTCGGGAACGGTGACTGCCAACGCCGGGGCCGGTAACTTCAACGTCGTTGGCACCAAGTCGAACAACGGCGGAGCCCCCGGTTCAACGAACTTGGGCGTTCTTCCGGCAGTAGCAACGGCGGGGGTCCCTACACAAACAGAGGGCAATCAAGTTGGGTTGTCTACGAATCTTGCCGGGTCCCTAAGAGCATTGATTACAGACGCCCTACCGACCGGGGCTAACAACATCGGCGATGTTGATGTCCTTACTCTTCCCGCCAACGCTTCCGTCAATTTGAACCAAATTGCTGGAACCGGGGTGACTGCGAATAACGGCGCTGCTGGAGCGGGGTCGCAAAGAAACGTGCTTGCCAACGATAATTCGGCCATCGCCAATTGGGGTCATGGCGCGGTCGGCGGCGCGGTTCCAAGCGGAGCTACTGTTCTGGGACTCCGGGACGACGCTGGCAACACCCAACGCGGAATCTTCTGTGACTTGCGAGCGAACGTCGATATCAGGGCTTTCACAGCGGCGGAGAGCTTTCAGTTCATTACGGGGGTAGCCAGCCAGAAGGTTTATTTCTGTCATATTTCGATCATGGCTTCCGCCGCTTCCAACGTAAAGATTACGGAGGGAACCGGAACAAACTGCGCCACTGGCAAAACAACCATTTCAGGAGCTTGGCCCTTCGCCGCCAACGGGGGTATTGCACAGTCTTTTGGTATTGGCCCCTTGGTCATGACAACAGCGGCTAACAATGTCTGCGCCGAATCAAGCGCGGCGGTTAGCGTAACGGTCTTGGTGCAATATGCGCTTTTCTAATTTCATTTTCGTTCTGCTGTCCGTCTGTTCGCTGTCGGGAGCGACGCGGCTCTATCTGCCCTCCACGGGCGTTTGCGTTGTCGATCCCCCCGAAAATCTTGGAACCGGCACCTGGAACGAAGTGGACAATGTGAATTGCCGTCCTGCGGACACAACGAAGCTAAGTTCCGCGATGACCAACAAGGTGGAGGGGAAGGCGACGACCGCCAACGTGCGGCAGTTGATGCGGCAGTACGTCTCCAAGCGGTTGAACGGAGCGCAGACCGTCTCAGGCACGGTGAAAGGGACCATACGGGTCCTGGAATCGGCGGCCAACGACAATATCGACAAGGTGTCTTTGAAGCTGGTTTGTATCGACGAGTTTGGGACGACCGCAACGGGAACCATGTTGGCGGTCGGTGACTATGGGCCTACGAACGAATGGGCGACAAGCCTGACGAACCGCCGGATCGCGGACGGCGACACCATGACGACGGTGAATTGCAACGACAAGGATCGCATCCTGGTCGAAATCGGTTACAACAACACTACGACCGGCACTAGCATTACCGGCACCATGAACTTTGGGGACGACTCCGTTACCGACTTGGCCGACGACGAAGCGGGGACCGCGGCGAACAATCCGTTCGTTGAGCTCATTAATGTAACTTTGAGCTTTCTGGCTGAGCCGCAGGGGCCCCCGGTCGGCACCTTGGCAACCTTGGGAGCGGGACGATGAACGAACGCTTTGTTGAAGAGGTCCGGTCAATTCTGAACGCGCAAAGCGTCCCGTTTGAGCAGTCTCGTGTGCTCTATGCCAAAGGAGGAAGCCTGTTTTACGCTTCGCCGGAGACGTTCGGCATTTCGGTTGAAGACGCCTCCAAAAGAACAAGCAAGTGGTTGAACAAAGGATTTGTCGTTTTCGACTTTTTGGTCCGAGACTTTGCATTCTTGTTTTCGGGGGAGCAACTGTACGGTAAGTGGCACCGCCACTTGCCCACACGAGTACGAAAGGCCCTGAGGAAAAACGACCCGTACTTATCGGCGCCGTGTGTAGAGTTCTCGAAGACGCGCTTGGCTATGAGTTGGTTTGAGAGGGTGAAGGCAACATGCTCGTGGTAACCATCTTGTCGGGGGCGTCGCAATCGGGCGAGTTCAAGGTTCCCGCTTGGGACTTGCTTGTCGGCGTCGAGCTTCCTACCGTTTGGACGGCTGCCGAAGTCAGCTTTCTTGTTTCGACAAGCGGTTCCGGGAACTTTCGCCCTCTTCTCGATACGGCGGGAGAAGTGCAGTTTCCTTCCAGTTCCGGCGACCGTTACTTCTCGCTGCATCCCGACACCTTTCTGCACTGTCCGGTGTTGAAGGTCCGCTCCGGCACCTCGGCAGTACCCGTCAACCAAGGAGCGGATCGAACGATCAACCTAATAACGGTGAGCCGACGATGACATTCAAGAAGGGCGTCAAGGGCAAGGGCATCATGCCGCAAACGGTCCTGGCTATGTTGACGACGGAAGTCATCTACATCCTTTACGGTTATTCGTTGGTCGTTACATCGTGCCTGGACGGAGCGCATAAGGAGAAATCACTTCACTATGCGGGGTTGGCGTTCGATTGCCGGACGATGGGGATTCCCCCGGACAAGTTGACAGAGATGAAGGACGCCATCATGATCGCCCTTGGCCCAGAGTACGATGTGGTGTTAGAGAAAGATCATTTCCACATCGAGTATGACCCGGACTCATGAAAAGGAGCGCCGCCGCATGTTTGACTTTCCAACGCCGGACCTGGAGATTGAGTCGATCTTAGAACTATGGCGACAACTTATTCCCTTCCGAAGAAAGTTACCGCCCCCCGAGCGGGGTGGGTCAATCTTCACCAGATGTCGTCGTGGCAGTTGCGCCGCTTTCGAGAGCAGCGCTGGCGGGCCCGGACGGACCTAGTCTTCCTCGCCAACGAAGTGCTCGATTACCCGGACGTATCCCGCCAGATTCACGTCTTCGTCGATATCTTGCAGAAGTTCCCGTCGCCTACGCCGGACCAATTCGTACAGAACGACAAGATCGTCTCGTATCAGCCCATCTTACCTCTCTACTCTTTGCCGGGAGCGCTGCACGGCAGTCGTAAAGTTCTCATCCTTGACCCACGCGGGTTTTTGAAGTCAACATGCAATGTGATGACCCATGCCATTCAGTGGCTCCTAAACTACCCGGACATTTCGATGTTGATTACGCAAGCGACCTCGCCGAACGCCGAGGCCATCCTCGACGAAATCACCCGCCACTTTCTCTACAACGAAAAGTTCCGGTCTCTCTTCCCCGAACATGCCCCCGTCAAGAAGAAGCAACTGCTCTCCTTCACCAAGGCCGCCTTGACCACCCCGGCCCGTTCTCCCCACGCCCTGTCCGCCGAGGTATCGATTCTGACCGGCTCGATTGAGAAGGGCTTGACGGGCCATCACTTCGACGTGCTGAAGTTCTCCGACATCGTGTACCCGGAGAACTCCCGGACCATCGGCCAGATTCGCTCCGTCATCGACACCTTCGCCATGATGCGTAACCTGACGGTGCGTCCCGATTCCTGGATCGACGTGGAAGGCACCATCTACCACCACTCCGACCTCTATACGCGCATCATGGAGTCGGAGATGGAAAGGGGCCTGGACGAGCGCGAGTGGAAGATACACGTCCGGCCCTGCTTCGTGAAAGATACTGGAGACCAGCCGCAACGCTTCGTTCCCGAAGAGGTGCGGCTCCCGGACAAGAAAGACGCCGAAGGCAAGCGCATTTCCTGGTGGCCTGGGCGGTTTCCGACCGACAAGCTGGAGGCCATCGAGCGCGATCCCATCTTCGGCGGCAAGACCTTCGCCACGCAGCAACTCCTGAACCCCAAGCTGGCGATGGGCGCTCCGACCTTCCCCGTGGACGAGAATTACCCGAAGAAGATCAGTAGGGAAGCGTTCAGCCGGGTGCCCAAGTCTCACTACGATGTCGCCGTCGATACGGCGGAGACGCAGGGCGGCCGCTCCAACTACACGTCGATGGCGGTCGGCTGTTGGGATACCTACAACCGCTGCTATGTGGTCGAAATCGTACACGGCAAGCTGACTCCCGGCCAGATCATCGCCCAACTGTTCCGCCTCAACGCCAAGTACAAGCCGCGCACCATCAAAATCGAGAAAACGGCCTTCGTTCGCGGTTTGGAGCACTCCATCAAGCGCGAAATGGACCTCGTGGGCATCATGCTGCCCTATGAGTTGATCCCCCGCGACACGCAGCTTTCCAAAGTGGAGCGCATCACCAACACTTTGCAGCCGCCCTACAAATCGGGGGAACTGCGTTTCCTCGACGACCTGACGCCGTGGAAGCACCTCGTAAAAGAGCTTGAAAACTTTCCCGACTACGAGTTCGACGACATTCTCGATTCGCTGGCCGACCTGTTCCAGAACAAGGATTGGATGGGGAGGCAGTCGGCCAAGGGCCTGTATACTTCCAAAGCGGAACACCAGGCCTTGGTTAACCAGATCATGCAGAAAGAACTGGAGCACCGTTTGGGCATTCAGAACGACCTTGCGGACCTGACCGACCGATACGACTCTTCGTGGATAGAGTGACCCGTACAATTAAGTGGAGGCTTCGTGCCCGTTGAGCGTCCCGCTCCGCAAGTTCCTTACGCGGACTTAGAATCCCACGAGTTGAAGCTCGCTTACGACGAGTTGTCGGAGGCCTACGCCCTGGCCCTGGTCAAGGAGACCTTTTTCTATTACGAGGGCGAGCGCTCCAAGAACCATGACGTTCGCTGGAACACCCACGACGCTCTATACTGCGGCTACGTCCCGCCGAAAGTGTGGGAAGGAACCAACACGCCCCGCTCCAACCTCTCCAGTTACATCGTCTTCGATCAGGTGGAGACGGCCTTGCCGGTCATTTCCCAAGCCCTTTTCGGCGATCAAGAGGAATGGTTCCAAGCAATCGGCGAATCCGACACCGACTCCGATGTCGAGGGGGCCAAAGACGTACAGGCCGCCCTCGCCTATTGCGTCGAGCACGTCCACAACGAAGTGGGCCTGACAGCAAAGAACGAGATCGACTTAGCCGCCAAGTTCGCCCTCATCTACGGGAACGGCGTCGTCGAAGTGTATTGGGACCCGTACACCAAACAGCCCCGGCTCCAATGCGTGGACATTCGGGACCTTTACGTGGACCCCGGCACGCCGGTCCCCAATATCGACGAGTGCCGCTCCGTCATACAGCGGCGCAAGATGACGGTAGACGAACTCGACTTGCTTCGCTCCGACCCCCGCCTGAAGATTCCCGACAAGGACGTGCTGGTCGGCATGGCCCACCGCGTCCCCCTGTCGCGCGGCGACTTGACCAAGCAGACCGCCGCGGCCTATGCCGGGTTCCGGTACACGGCGACGCAAGAGGATTGGTCCCCGATGCCGTCGGAGCGCCGCATCGAAGTGCTCCGGTACTCGTCCAAGCACCGCATCATCTGGGTGCTCAACCGCGAGTGGGTGGCCCTCAACATCCCCAACATTTACGGCTTTCTGCCGTACTGTTCGGTTCCTTGTTTCTCCTTGCCGGGCCGCTTCTATGCCCAGTCCATCGCCGACGTGCAGGAAGGCAACCAGCGATACATGGAAGACCTTCTGAACGGGCGCGTGGATCAACAGGCTCTCAACCTCTTCCCGCCCCGCGCCGTCAAACGCGGCTTCCTCATGACCCCCCGCCAGCAGCGTTGGGGTCCCGGCGCTCTCTACCAATTGGGAGAAGCATCCGACGTGCAGTCGTTGGCCGCCCCGCAGATTCACACCAACATCTACCCGGAGTTGGAATATCTGGAGCGAATGGCCGGGAAGAGGACCGGCATCACCGATTTCTTGGGCGGGATGCCTCGCGGCGGCAACATCAACCGCACCACTTCGGGCGTCCAGGCGCAGTCCAGCGGTTCTCTCTCCCGCTTGCAGTTCCTCGTCAAGAACTTCGAGGATTACCTCATCGTCCCGGCCCTCTACAAGATGCGTAAGATGTTTCAGTTCCACACCGAGATGTTCCAGCAAGTCCCGGCGTTCAACAGGGAGTCCGGCCAATTCTATTCGATCCCGGCGCACATGTTCCAGCGCCCCCTCCGTTTCCGGGTGTTGGCCTCGTCGAAGATGCTTTCACAGCAGCGGCTCATGCAGATGTTTCCGCCGCTGGCCCAAACGCTGTTCTCCGGCCCCTTCCAAGCGGGTCTGATGAAGACCGGCAAGACCATCGACTTCGACAACATGTTCCAACTGTTGAAGGACGCCACGGGCGTTTCCCGCCGCTACCGGCTCGTCCGCGACTTGAATGAGGAAGAGAAGAAGGCCAGCCAGGAACCGCCGCCCGAATTGCAGGCCGAGCAGCAAAAGGCCCAACAGGACGCCCAGGTCCGGCTCCAAATGGGGCAGATGAAGGTGCAGTCGCAGCAATCCAAGAACGAGGCCGACATACAACGCGAACTGATAAAGAAGCAGCCCGACGAGGGAAAGCAGCAACGATCCGCCGCCGAGGCGCAAGTAGAGGCGGCCCGCTCCTCTCAGTCGCTTCAGTTCGAGCAGTTTAAGGCTCAACTGGAAGGACAGCGCCGCCAAGCCGAGCTTCGCGCCAAGCTGACCGAACTGTTAATGCAACAGCGTCAATCTCAGATGGAGGGCGCCTCCCGCGCCCGCGAGTTTGAAATGGACGCCCAGATCAAGGCCCGTTCCGCCGTTCAGGACGAAGCCATCAAAAGGCGACAGGCTCAAGTACAAGAGATGCAGGCCCTTCGCGCCGAACGGCAACAGAAACGCGCTCAGAGAACGAAGCCCACCGGCCCCAAAACCTAGCCATGACCGAACTGACTCCTTCGCAGATGGCCCTGGTAGCCAATCTGAAAGATTTGGAAGGCTACCGCCTCTTGTTGCGGTCGATTCAGGAAAGCATCGACATTATGACCGAATCCTTGGAGGCTGACGATACCGACGACCGCTCCCTTCGTCTCCTTGCCGCCTGGCGCATCGCCCGCCGTCTCTTTTCTACCCTGTCCGCTTCACCTGAAACCGTCGCCGCCGAACTAACCGCAATGTTGACCGAGGTTCCTGCTCCCGCCACAACGGTCCAGGACCTCCTTGGCAATCCTCTCCGCGCTCCTGAAGAACGTTTTGCGGAGCAGCGTTGGGGAGTCAGTGATATAACGTCTATGGAGGAAGATTAACCCGTATGGCTACCACCCCCGTTCCCACCCCCGTCGATCCCCAGATCGCCCAATTGATCGACCAAGAGGCTGCTCGCCTCGCCGCCGCCGCGCCTGGAGCTCCGACGACGGTTAGGATTCCCGTCGCCGGACGGGAAATCGAGTTCCAGAGCCCCGCCGAGATCGGCGAGGCCATCACCAGGCTCACCGCCCAGATGCAACAGCAACAGGCTCAGTTGCATCAGTTTCAGGCCGCCGCCTCTCAACAGCCGCAAGGCGCCGCCTCTCCTCAAGCCGGAGCCTACGTCACCGGACAGGACCGCCCCAAAGTGGACATGGAGCGGTATGTGGCGCTCATTCAACAGGACCCCCTGGCCGCCGCCGAATACGTGGACGAATTGCGCTACGGCGTCGAGAAGCCGTCCGATCTCATCAAGTCCAAGTTGCAGGAGATCGAAGAGGTCCGCCAAATCCTGGTCGCCGAAGCGTTTAAGTCAATGCACCCGGAGTTTCCGGGCGGCGCGCAGCTTGGAAACACTCTGGACCAAATACGGACCAAGATGAACCTCCCTTTCAACACGCTCGGGTTGGAGGCCGCCTACGCCTTGGCAAAGGAACGGGGCATTTTCCCCGATTTCCGCGCCTTGGCCGCTCAACAGGCACAGCAAGCGGCACAGCAGCAAGCGGCACAGCAGCAACAGACGCGGTACGGAGTCCCCCCTCACGTGAATGGGGTGCCTGTCCCCGCCGCAATGCCGACGCTGGCCCCGCCGATGCTAGGGCGCTCGGCGCACGGGCCGCAAGACAGCGACATGACCGCAAAACTGTGGGGCATGACTGCGGACCAGATTTCGTCCATGTTGGAGCGTGACGCTGCCCGTCAGGGGCGGTAACAAGTTCGTCCGGGTTTTCCCGGACGGAGTGTGAGGGACCTTCGAGTCCCGACACAGCGACCCCCGCCGGTCCACCCTATGAGCCCACGGTCGGCGGGGGAAGGAAAAAGTGGGTGTAGTATCATTTTTTTGGAGGAAGAGATTAAATCCTCCAAGGAGACTCTGATTGCATGGCGTATCAACCAGCAGGTAACTTGACTTCGAGCACGGGCTACAGTCACATTCACCAAGTGCTGTACTCGAAGCGGGCGCTCGACAGGCTCCAGAAGATTTTCGTCTTCCGCGACGCCTGTATGCAGGAGTCTCTGCCCCTCCACAGCGGTCGCACCATTCAGTTCTACCGCTACATCAACTTCGCGGCCAACACCACGGAGTCCACCGAAGGCACCGTCGGTACTTCGCTGGCCGTCAACAGCCGTGTGGTCGGCGCGTCCGTCTCGCAGTACGACGCTTTCATCACCCTGTCCGACTTCCTGGTGGACATCGCTCCCGATCCCGCCGTGCAGAACGCCGCCGAGTTACTCGGTTATCAGGCCGCGCTCTCCGTAGACACCATTACCCGCAACGTGATCGACAGCGAATCGGCGGGAGCGAACCTCGCCCCGTTGGCGACGTTCATGCGGAACGCCGATCTGCGTAACGCCACGACTCAGTTACAGGCCATCGACGTGCAGCCCTTCGACGACGGCTGGTTTTTCGCCGTGATGCACCCGTTCAACGCCTTCGACCTGTTGAACGACCCCGCCGTCACCGGCCTGGCCGACACCTTCAAGTACACCGCGCCCCGCGACACCCCCTTGCTCAAGGCTTCGGATCGAGGCAACTTCATCAAGTTGTCCTCGTGCAACGTGGTCATCTCGACGAACGTGAAGACTTTGGCTGGACCCACGAGGTATCGCACTTACGTCTTTGGGCGTCAGGGCGTCGCCTGCATTGATCTCGAAGGACGAGGTCCTTCCAACGTCCACGATCCGCGCAAGCAACGCTTCACCATCAACACCATCCCCGGCGCCCCTTCCATAGCCGACCCTTCCGGCGTCATCGGCGGGGCGGTGAGTTACAACTTCAAGTTCACGGCGGTCGTCCTCGACGGTCCCACCGGCATCGGCGGCGTCTATCGATACCGCACCATCGACGCCGAGTCCACGGTTGGTTAGTGCGTTTGCCTCCACACGCCTTCTCCCTTTTCAGGTCGCAGGAGACGTGTACTTTTTGACGCGGGGTGAGGGAACAGTACCCGGTCAGGCCCATGACCTGACAGAGCCGGGGCGGCACCGGCCCCCGCAACCACCTCTTACAATTAAATAGAGAGACAGCATGGCCGATCCGCGCAAAGGAAAGTTGAGTCAGTCCGTCACCGTTCTGTGGTCGGATGGATCGAACTTCAACGGCTACCTGCTCATCGGCATCGTGCCCCCCACGGCGGGCGGAACCGATTACACTTCGCTCGTATCGGGCGACTCCTATCCGGTACAGCGCCTTCCCGTTTTCACTCTCGTCCCCATCAAGGAAGGCAAATATCACGACACCACGGCCATTTTTTTCACCGCCGACATGGAGCCGCCCACCTCCACGTACAAAGCGTGGCTCTACGACGCGACCCGCCGACAGATCGCGGGGCCCTCCGCTCCCTTTACCGTTTCGACCGACCCCTTCACCCCTCCGTCGTTCACCGCGACCGTCCCCGCCTCCGGCGGCGCCGACCCCGTGCCCGACTCTGGATGGACCACATGATCGGCAAGGATACCCGCATTTCCTCGACCCTCGGTCAAGCCTTCGCCGCTCTTTGCCTCGTCGGGTCCCTGGGCATCGCTCTCGCCACGTACCGGGACCGTCTTGTGACCCTCGAAAAAGAGCACGGCGAAGTCCGCCACGAAATGTCTGAGCTCAGCAAAGAAGTACGGAACCTGCGCGAAGCCGTCATTGCCCTGACCGCCAAGATGTCCAACTAATATGCACACCCTCGACACCGCCCAAATCGAACGCCAGAGGAAAGCGCTCGCCGTCGAACAGCACCGCCAACAAATCGCCGACTGGGCCGCCGACCAGGAAAAACTCGCCCTCGACCTCGGCGACCCCGCTAACCCGGCGAACGTCGCCTGGCAACTGGGCAAGGAAATGACCGTCGAGGACCTGGAACGCCGTCTTTTCAAGCTCAACCCCAATCTTCAATTCGCCCCGCACCCGGAACGCCCTTGGATCAAGTGCATTTACAAAGTAGACCGCGCCGGACGCCATTATGTCGTCTCGTTCAACAACGAGAAGATGCCGGAGCACTCCATTCGCGCCGTCAAGACCGAGGACGTGCGCGACCCCACAGTCTGGCACGTAGATCGCAAGGACCTCCCTCGGCACACCTGGGACGGAGAAAAGTGGGTCTTCGACGAGTCCTCGCCCCAACCGGGCATGAAGAGGCTCAACCTCGCCTGGTGGGAGGCCTTTCGCGGTTGGCGAACGGTCTTATTGCAGCTTGTCAAACTGGGCATCTTGACTTCCACCCAGGTCGAACGCGAGTTTGGCGCCGACAACCGGCCCGAATGGGCCAGCCACTTAGGCAAGCAGGCCATCGTCACCAAGTGGTAGAGGGCCCGGTTTTTTCGGGGACAGCCGCCTTCGGCGGGCGGGAACCCGGTGACTGTTAAACTTTCTTTGGAGGAAGCCTTATGGAGATGGAAAAATGGGATGTCGGCGGCGCGGGCGTGGCGGTGTTGAACGCCCCGGCTACCAGGGTTGATGTCGAGTTGCTCGAACTTCAGAAGCGTCAAATAGCCCTGCAAGTGAAGCAGGCCGAAAGGGCCGAGCAGGAATATGAGACGCAGGAGCGCATGAAGAACGAAGCGCGTCGGCAGGGGGCGGAGTCCTTGCAGAAAGAGCGCCAAATGAAGTTGGCGCACCAGGCGAATTGCGCTCACCAGCACCCCGTGGGGGGTGGGACGGGCGTTAGGGGTCAGCGCAACCATCAGCGCGTCGTCATGTGGGTTTGCCAGTACTGTCACAAAGAATGGTCGGGGAACGACCTGCCCCTTCACCTCCGCCCCGACATGTCAGTCGTCGGCGGTCCCGAAGTCTAGTGCATGGCGGCGACCAAGGCACCCGTCGAGGCGTTCGATTTTGTAAAGCGCTTCGTCAAGCAAATGCCCCTGGAGGCGGTCCAGGCGGAGCTGCTCGACAGCATCAACAAAATCCTGTGGATGGCCGCGCCTTGGCGGTGGTCTGTGGGCACTATTTCGCCCGTCACGTTGACTAGCGACACGCAAGACTACGCCGTTTCCCCACCTGCCGATTTCCTTTATCTCCTTCACGCCTACGTCTCCGACGGGGCCTCTGCCCCGCGCCCGCTTCATATTGAACCGGCCCTACCAGCCGACGTTGGGGTGCGCGGCAACCCATCTGCGGTCACCGTGACGGGCAGCACCCTTCGGGTGGTCCCTAAGCCCGGCACGCTCCCGGCGGCCCCGCTGCAAAAAGTCTTCATGTATTACAAGAAGATTGCGCCGGTCATCAAAAACTCCAACGCCAACACCGTGGGTCTGCAAGTCTTCGATGATGAGTGGTTTTGGGTCTTCACGCATGGGGTCCTGTGGCAGGCATACATGTACGCCGACGATCAGCGGGCGGGTGCGGCCCAAGTGGACGCCCAAGGGCGCATGGGGTTCACGGGCCAACGGGCGATCTTCGAGAGCGCCATCGAATTGATGCGCCAACGCGAAAAGATACCGGAGTGGACCAAGCGGTTCACCAGCAGCCTAGAGGACGGGCGGGAATGACCTACACATGGCGATTACTTACAAATACCTGGACGCCCTGAACGCCGCCGGTAAGGTCATCCCCCGCATCGTCGAGGACGACCAGGCCGCCTTCTTGTGCAATGAGGCGACCAACGAGGTGTGGTCCCGCTACGATTGGCGGGAGTCCGTCGTGCAGTTGCCCCCCTTCTATCTCGTGCCGAACGAGCAGGACCACGGGCCGCCTTCCGTCGCCGTTCCCGCCGACTTCCTCGGTCTCCGCATGGCCTACTTGGTCCGCCTTACGTCTTCGCCCCCCACTCGCAGCGAATTACTCGTCATGCGCGACGTGCGGCTCACGCAAGTACGCGCTTTGGCTCACGCCATCGGCTACGAACCTGCTCGCAAGTCGTTTCGTCTGTACCATCGAGTCCCGTCCAATATTGGGGCGTCCGATTATATGGTGGACGGTGAATATAAGAAGCGCCCGACGAAAATCACCTCGACCATCATCGCCTCGACCGACCTGCCCTTCGACGATCTCTACTTCGGCGTCATGGTGGAGGCCCTGAAGTGGGCGGCGTGGAAAGCGGCGGGTGACGGTCGCGCCGGACAGATTCAAGTGCAGGGAGGCAGGGCGCTCCTGGCGGGCCAGAGGGCGGTGCTCCAGGAACGCATCGACTGGATGGCGGCCAACGAGGGCCTGGAGTTAGGCGACCCACAAATCGCTCCCTCGGAGCCGATTGGCGGCAACGTGTCGCGGATGCGCGGCGGCTATCTGGCGATTCCTCTCTGATAGTTGTCCCCATAAAAACCGGGCACGTAGAATGTAAGTGGAGAAAGAGGTCCCGCATGGCGCACAAAATGACGATGCACCTCCTGTCATTGAGCGACTACGAGCAGATGCGCGAGGACGAGCACTTCGGCGCTCTCGACGCCAAGTTGCGCGAGGCGGGCCTGTGGCACGGAGAGCGCCGGGCGGAAACGACCAATTACCAGGACGTTGACTGCCGCATCGTCAACGCGGGCGAGGATGTCTTTGGCCGCGTGTCGGGCGAGGACCGCGGCTTGGACAAGCCCGACAATCCGGGCGACGAGTACTAGGAGACTTCATGGCATTCGGTCCTTTTGGCGGTTTCGGCGGCCAGCCTTTTGGCGGACAGCCTTTTGGCGGCGGCCAGCCCTTCGGCGGTTTCGGTGGGCAACCCTTTGGTGGTTTCGGCGGCCAGCAGTTCGGCGGCTTTGGCGGCCTGCCGCCCGGCGGCTTTGGCGGTTGGCAAATGGGTGGTGAAAAACCAGAGGTGCCTGGCGGTTGGGGCGGTGGTGGTGGACTCACAGGGCCGAGTATGCCTCCGTCAGGTGGTGGCATGATGGGCGGGGGTTATGATCCAGGTCTAGCGCCGGGTGGTGGTTTCATGAATAGAGACCGGGGCTTTTCAGGATCAAGACAGGAGTTGGAACGGATTATGGGACCCCTGCCGGTATATACCCCACCGCCGCCAACTAGCGCCCCATGGCCGGGTGCCCCCGGTCCTAGAGGTCAACCACGCCGAATGCCAGGTGGATTCCCAGGTGGATGGGGTAATGACAACCCCGGTCGAGATGGAGGTGGATGGGGCGGCCCCATGAATAGAGGCGGAGCTCTAGGCGGGGGCGGAGGGGGTAACCCCAGTTTTGGGGCGCAGATGTTAGGTTCGCCGCGGGGCTTCGGGTTCAACCGGCGCTTTTTCTAGGAGATCGACGATGACCGAAGCTGAACAGAGCGCCTACGAGAAGTTGCAAGCGTGGGTCGATTCCCTATTCTCTGGAGAACTGTTGAAGAAAGCCGCCGGTAAGAAGGCGAAGGAAGACTGGAAGCCGCCTTCGCTCGAACTGGGGCGCAAGTACGAAGAGGCGGAGCGGAGGAAGCGCGAGAAGGAAGCGGCGGAGAAGGCGACACCAGGGGCGCTCGACGCTTTGTCGATGCCCCCCAAGAAAACGAAGAAGAGAGTACCGCTGGTGGAAGAGTACTGAGGATTCATGACTGCAAAAGAAGCCGAAGCGGCATGGGTAGCGGCGGGGAATACCTTGTCGCCGCAGACGGGGCCGACAGGCCAACCGACGCCGTTTGACGAAGGGGAGTGGCGCTATGATCCCGTGGCGGGCCGCAGCGTGTTTGCCCCTCAGGATGTCCTGCAATCGTTTCAGAGTCCGGCTGACATTACCGGCTGGTCGAATATGGCCCAGGACCTCGATCCGCAGTTGTGGAGCGTGCTTTCCGGGCAAGCCGTTGAATCGGGCAAGTTCGCTCCGGGGGCCGTTGCCGGACCCGCTCCTACGACGCACATCGGTTCTCACATCGGCACGGCGCACGGTCCTGCCGAAGGTTCTCCTGAAGCCAACGCGCAACTGGCGCAAGTCGAGGCGATGCGCCCCAAGGCCGGGCAGGATTTAACGGACCTCTACAACAACTTCCTCCAGTGGTGGAGGGGCGGTAATCTTTGGGAACCCGGCTCATCGAACGTTGAGAGCCACACCTTCGGCCTGACGCCGAGCTCCGGTACTCCGGCGACGATGGACTTGGCGAACATCTATCAGCAAAGCGGTATCGGCACGCCGTGGGTTTCGCGCGGCGACTCCCGGTACGGTTATTTGCCGGGGCAATTGGGCCGCGCTTACGACATGAACCTGATGCAACAGAACCCCGGTTTGTTTCAGCAGTCTTATCAGACCGACATTCTGCAAAATCAGGATCGCCTGCCCATGAACGTGTTTACGGGCGAACCGGCCCCGATCAGCCCGTGGATTCCTCCACAGTGGATTACGGCGCTCGGCGGCGGCGCCGAAAACGTGGCGGGCGGCCAATGGTCCCCCGGCCAAGACGCCGCTCTGAACGGCCTGCCCATGCCGGGCGGCCATCGCCTCACCGGCGGCGGCGGTGCTCCCGGTGCTCCCGGCGCTCCCGGTGCTCCTGGCGCTCCCGCCGGACACAACATGGGCGGGGGCTTGCCCGGCGGTGGTATGTTCGGCGGTATGTTCGGCGGCGGCATGGGTGGGGGCATGTTCGGCGGCGGCGGTATGCCGGGCGGTATGGGCGGCGGGGGGATGGGCGGCGGCTTCAACCCCTGGACAATGGGGGCAGGGATGGGTGGTGGTTACAACCCGTGGGGCGGAGGCGTCTACGGTGGTGGGGGCACCGGCGGGGGTGGCTTCGGGGGCGGCATGAACCTGGGAGCGTTGCTTGGATTGTCGGGCATGTTCGGCGGGGGCGGTATGGGCGGAAGGGGCGGTATGGGTGGAATGGGTGGGGGCGGAAACATCCCGCAGCTTTTGGCCTATATTCAGTCGTTGCGCTCCATGCTCCAACCGCCGCGGCCTTCCTTCCCTCATAGGGCGAGAAGCATCTTCTTTTAACGACCCTCCTTAGAATGGAGAAGGAGGATTCGTGCCTTTCAACCAAGCTCTCGACGGGGCGGACAGCGGCAGTCTCTACTGGTCCTATAACCGGATCGAGCGCGAGTTAAGCGATTCCAAACGGCTCATCCGGGGCAACAACTCTCTCGTCACGCTAGGGGGCAAGATCGTCAAGCGCCCCGGCACGCTGGCTCTCGCCAATACTTCTTTCACCAAACGAGTAGACCGCCTTTGGGCGGTCGAGACCCTGGAAATCCCGCCCAAAGTCTTCATACTTGGCTCGGCATACAACGCGGCGACGGCGTTCTGGGAGATGCACTACATTCGCCTCGACGCCGCCCTTCCGGCGTGGACCACGCTCGGCACCCTTCGCAACGTTAACCAGTCCTTGTACCCCCATGAAGTCGTCATCTCTCGGGGCCTTGCTTACATCAAGGCGTTCCCGACGGACGGGTCCGGGGAGAAACTTGGCACCGTGATCTTCGACGGTTCGGGGGCCTCGCCCAACGTTCGCCCCTGGGGGTTGTTAGGACCGACCACTCCCGCCGCCATCGTGGGGGCCATTACCAGGGCGTCCGCTTCCATCAGCGCCGTAGCGACGACGCTCAACGTCGTGTCGAATACCGGATTTCCCGCCCCTTCGTTCACGATTCAGGTCGAGTTCGAGCAGATGACCGTCACGTCGATTGGCGGCGGCTTGAACTGGACCGTAACGAGAGGCGTGAACGGCACGACAGCGGCGGCGCACGATGTGGATACGCCGGTGGTGTGGCGCAATTGGAGCGCGGCGACGCATCGTGTGGACGTGAACTTCGGCTGGCGCTATTCCTACGCCTGGAAGACGATTACGGGCCAAGTGTCGAATCGCGCACCGACCGAGACGAATCCCGACAAGTTGCCTTCGGCCTCCGGCCCCTTTACCGACCTGATTCCCAAGATTACGGTGCAGGGCACCGCCGACACCGTTAACATTCCCACTATCGTCGTTTACAGGACGACGGACGGCGGCGGCACCTTTTTCAAGTTGAAAGAGGTCACCAATACGGGGGCAGGAGCCATTACCTTCGAGGACAAGTTTTTAGAATCCGGGACGGCGGGCGGCACGTTCAACGACCCGATGCCCGACGACTCGATTGACACCGCCGCGCCCGCCCCCAGTCTCACGTCTAACTCGCCGCCGCCCTCCAATATTCCGCCCGAAGTGGTGGGCGTCAACGGCGTGGACCGCGCCACCCCTATCGCTTCCTACGCGGGCCGCTTGTGGTACGGCGTCGGCAATATCCTGTTCTTTTCCGCCCAGGAGGAAATCGACGACGGCATTCCCGAAGAGTGCTGGCCGTCCGGGTTGTTCGGCAACTTCTTCCGGTTCTCCAACCCCCTTATCAACGTCGTCTCGACGAGCGAAGCGCTCTACGTGCAAACCCTTCAGACGACTTACATGGTCAGCGGTACGAACCGGGAGTCGTTCAGCATCAACCCGTTGTTCGACAACATCGGGGGCCCTTACGGACACCCGCGAGGCGTGACGCGCTTCAACGAGTTCACCGCCATGCTAACGCATGACTTTCGCATCGTCATCATCGGCGGCGACAAGTACCGCTCGGTTTCAGACCCGCTCTTTACCGACATCATCGACGAGGTGAACGCCGGGGGCGAAATCGACGTGAAGTACTGGGGCGATCTGGAGAAGGAATGGCTCGTCATCACTTCGCACAGGACTTCCGACACGCGATTGTCGAAGCAGTGGATTTACGATATTAAGTTGTCCCAGATGCGCTCCAACGACTTCTGGAACACGCCTTGGAACATCCGGTCCACCGCCTTGCTCTCGTCGCGCATCTTCGAGGGGCAGGCGCAGCGCCGCTTAGTCTTCTTCGTGTGGGACCACACGGCGGCGGTGGGGCGCTTGGTCCGCATTGATCCGACGCTTCGTACCGGGACCGACATTGCGCCGGGCACCGGGGCCGCCGGTGGGATGACTTTCAACGTGGAAACGCACCTGATGACGAACCCGGAGGGCAACCACGTCAACGCCCTCCGCAATCCGGGACTCGCCACGGTGGCGCACGAAATCCGCATCGACCGCACCCTGTTCGCGGGGGATCAGGAGGCCCAGGTCTATTACTATCTCGACGACTTCTGGTCGAACCCCAAGGCCGCCCCCACAGCAGAGGACCCCGCCCGGCGCCGTGTTTCGACCGCCTACGCGACTCGTGTGTACCCGTTGGGCGGCGTCGCCTGTCAGCGCATCGCGGTCAAGATCACCAAGGTCAACACCACCGACCTGTTCGAGATGCAAAACTTAGTCGTGATCTTCGAGCCGGAGGCCGGGGCATGAAGCTCTTCTACATCGCTGGTCTTTTCCTGTTCTTTCCCTGCGTGGTCGCGCAGTCGCCTATTCCAGGAGCGGACCGCGCTTTCACCAGCATGGTCTACGGCTTCCAGGAGCCTTGGAACGTGTTCATCCGCAAGTTTAGCGGGTGTCCTATGACCGGCCTGTCCGACGAGAACGTCAAGGACCTATGCAAGCCCGGTGTGGGCAGCATGAATTACAAAGAGTTTTTGAAGGCCCGTGATGCCGCCCAGAAGTTGTTCGGGTTCGTCGAGCCTAAGGAATGAGCTCGCGTGGCTAACCGCAAAACGGAGTTCATCGTCGGGCGGCTGCTCAACCAGACAGGTTCCGCCGAGGGTCCTACTCTTCCCCCCAAGCAAAAGGGATCGTTCCGAGTTCCGGTTGTTTCACATCTCAAACTGGCTCGCACCAGCAGTTTCAGCGGGGGTACGCAGTTCACTCTTACCTGGGAAGACCCCGAAGACCCCCAGAACATCGCGCAGTACAACGTCTTCGTCAAAGGCGCTCTGTCCGACAATCGGGAACCGATGGGGCCCTACACTTTCAAGCGCTCCCCTGCCAACGTCCGCGTCATTGCCGACGCCATTTCCCACGTCGTCCTTGTAGTGCAAACGCAGTTGAAGAACGGCATGGTGTCGGACGTTACTTTCTCACCGTCTGTGTCGGGCGTTACCGTTTCGCCGGTCATCGCCGTCGGCGATATTGGCGACGGCACTCCCGGTCAGATCATTACCTGGGACGCCACCAACAATGCCATCACCGTGGGACCTGGGGAGACGTGGCAGTTTCTTCGCGGCAACGGTACTGGACAGCCGGTTTCTTTCACAAACATTCTGCTGCGCAACGCCCTAGCCGCTACGCTTACGGACGGTCTGGTGCTTGAGAACGACACGGCGGCGACTGCGGGCGTTCCCGTGCAAGGCTCACCCGCGCTTCGCACCAAGGCGGGCGGCTGGAACACGGGGGGGACGCCCGCAGCGCACACCACCGAATGGAACATTGTCGATCAGCCCGATGGCGTTGGCTTGACGAACGTGGTGCCCGTTCTTACTTTTTGGTCCAGAACGGACGCTGCTGCATTCGTTAAAGTCTACGAGTGGCGCGGTTACCTCGACCCCGGCCTGATAATCCACGGCGGCGATCCCTCGTACACCTCCAACTCCAAAGCGCGTATTCGTACCCGCAACGCGGGGAGCTTTGGATGGGAGCAGGTAACCCAGGACGCCGCTGTCTCTCTGGCCTCCTGGTGCCAGTCCTCCGGCACCGCAAGCGGCTGGCTTGGAACGACAACCAATCATCGGTTGGTTCTCAACACCAACAACTCCAACGGCTCCGTCCAGTTGGCCGCCAACGGCCTCCTGTGGATCGGGGGAACCAACGCTGTAAACCAGGTTCCGGCGACAACCGTTCATGTCAAGGACACCACCGCCGTCACGGGCGTTACGACCGTAACTGTGGATGCCGGAGCGGGCCAGGGCACCACCGCGCTTTTCCAGGGGCGCAACAACATCGGGACGCCCCTGTCTGTAATCGGGGCGTCGGGCGAGGGCGGTTTTGGCACCGGCGCGGCGGTCGATGAAATCCTCCATTCGGCCAAGGCGGTCGATGGGGACGCCGTAACCGCCCTCCTGGAAAACTCGCAAGCCAACGCGGGCGGCTCGACGAACGAAACTTCTCAACTGCGTTTCGGCTTCGGAGGAAACAACGACGTTGCCCGCATCGTAGTCGGCAAAGAGGGCGATTATACTTCGGGGGCCGCCGAAGACTCTTTTATGGCCCTCTACACCGACCGGGACGGCACGGCAACGGAGGCCGTTCGCATCGAGTCGTCCGGCGAGGTCGGCTTCGGCATCACCGCCCCCAAGTCCCAGGTGGAAACGCTCACTTTAGGCCATACCGTCGTCGTCAAAACCAACGGTACCCATTCGGCGGACGGAACCGCCACTGTGTACCTGTGCAACGCCACGGCGGGCAACATCACGATCAACTTACCAGCGGCGGCAGGGGTGACAAGCCGCATTTATCATATTAAGAAGACCGATGCCTCGGCCAACACGGTCACCATCGACGGCAGCGGGGCGGAAACCATCGACGGCGCAACAACGGTCGTGCTGGCCGCGCAGTACGAGTCGAGGCTAATCGTCTCGGACGGCGCGAACTGGCACATCCTGTAAAGGGGGGGGGGGGCAACATGGCACAGATTACTCTCGACTTGACGATTCCCAACGGTGTGTTCGATTCTCTCCAGGCTTACATCGCGGACAATCCTCGGTACGCAACCGTAAAAGATTGCCTGCATGACGCCGTGAAACGCTTTATCGGCGATCTTCTGGACCTCTATCCGACGCCGGGTTGGCAGCAACACCTTGACGAGATTGCGCGACATCGACAAGCTATCCAGACGATACGCGACAATGTGTCGTGATTCATGTCCTATACCCCATTGACCGCTCTGCCTGTCCGCTTATCAGTTGCAGCCTATCGAATCGACCAATGTGTCGCTCACTTCGACGGCCTTGACCAACATCACCAATGTCTCGCAGGATGGAGTCCTCCACACCGTCACGCTGCACTTGACGACCGCTTTGGTGGGCAACTGTACCGCCGACCTGGAGATTCAGGTTGATGGCACGGCGACACAGAACATTTCCGTGTTTGCGGCGGGCACCAGTCTTGCGGCCCCACTTCGAGGAATGCCCGGTACAGGCGCGGTCCTTTTGGACGACTTCCGGTCGTTGCCGGTCTTTGTGCCTTTCAAAACGTCGCTACGGGTAGGATTGAACGTCACGGTCGCTTCGGCGACCGGCAACTTGCGCGTATCGGTGCTGCGGAGCAAGCGGATTTGACAACGGTAAAATTAGGTGGAGGAAAGATGCCCGCCCTTGCCGAAAAGCTGTTAACGTACCGGGTTCTCGAACCGTGGGAGTGGGGCCGCATTGCGGAGCTCGCCCCGGAGAAGGCCGACCGTCTGCCCAATCCGAAGTTGGCAGCCTGCGCGGTGGCTCAAGATGGCGACCGGATCGTCGGGTTCCTGTTCGCTCAACGGGTCATTCACATAGAGCCTTTGTGGGTCGCCAAGGACCACCAGGGCGACGGCGTTCCCGATAAACTGTGGGCGAGCCTGATTCCCCGGCTTAAGGGGATGCTCGTCTTCGGCTTCTCGCCGAATGGCTTGGTCGGCAACCTTCTTAACCGTCTGGGTTTCGAGAAGCAGCCGTGGGAGACGTACTCGAAACGGATCGAATAATTCATGCCTGAAAATCCTCCACCTTTAAGTCCTCTTGGCAGCCTCATTGGGCTAGCCGGTCCCAATCCCTACGGGCGCAACGAATCCGCGTTTACGAATCTTCTGAACAACCTGCGGTTCATGCAGGAGTTCGGGTTCGAGCGCTTCCGCGAGGGCTATGACCCCCTCAGGGAGCAGTTTCTAAACACTTCGGGCTTCCTGTCGCCTCTGTTCTTCGGCTCGCAGGAAGGGGGTTACGGCTACTACCCCCAGTTGATGGAGCAGATGGGGCAGTCTCAGAACGATATCCTGCCCCTGTTCCGGGACTCCGGCCTGTTTTGGACGCCGCAGCAAGAGGCCGCCGCTGGCGGTATGCAGGGCATCGGCGATATCTCCAGTCAGTTGTTCGCCGGGGGCGGGTGGACGCCCCAGGGTCAGTCGATCTTCGACATGCTGCTCGGCCCTTACGGGATCGCGTCGGGCGAAAACTACCCCATGAACATCATGCGGGACACAGGCATCGGCCTGTTCGGCAACCAAGGACAGACCGCCCTTACTCAAATGCTTCCAGGGCAGGCGATGATGGGCCTCTATCAGGGTGGGCAGACCCCGGAGTTGCAGAACTTGAGTCAGGCTGGACAGCAGTCCCTCTTCGGCTCCTATGGCGTCGGCGGCCTGACGCCCACCGGCGCGGTCGGCGAGGGCGTCGGTTTAGAAGGCTTGCTGCTTGGCGGGGCCTCGCCTTACACGGAGTACTTGCAGAGCGTGGGCGCGGATATCGCCGGTCGAGACCCTCTCCTGACCATGCACCAAGCCATGACGATGTCGCGGGACCAGGCCGCGACCGAGGCCAAGCAGCAAGGAGAAGCCCTGCGTCGCCGGGCGCTCGCCCGCGGCGGCGGGCCGGGAGCGGTCGTCGCTAGCGGTCTGACGAACCAAGCCGAAGCGGACTTTGCCGACCAGATCGGCCAAGGACAGGCGGCGGCCATGCGCGACGCCATGATGAAGCAGCAGGGTCTACAGTTACAGGGTCAGGACATTGCCACGAAGATGGCGCTTGGCGCGGGAGACCTCGAACGCGAACGCTTGAGCGAGTTCTCCGGCCTGTTGCGCGGCCTCGAAGACACGGCGTCGCGGCGCTTCGGCCTGGGCGGCAGCCTCATGAGCGATGCCGAGCGGGTCGCCGTTGACCGGATGCGTACTTTAGGTGAACTGGGCCTCGGCGGGATGCGAGCCGAGGACGCCCGTATGGGTACGGCGCTCCAGGCCCTCGAACAGTATTCGGGAAGCCGCCAAAGCGGCTTGAATGCTGCTATCCAAGCGCTCGCCAACCAAAACCAGTACGCCTTGGGCGGCGGCAGCTTGGCTCGTGGAACCTGGCAGGACCTCATGAACTCCATGTTGTCTTCGGGTCGTCTGGGCATGGACCGCGCCACGAACATCTCCGGGGCCATGAGCCAACTCTTCGGCAACCGGCTGCAAGGGGCCAACATCGGGCAGAACATCCTCTCATCCATGTACAACCCGTGGGCTTCCATGAGCAACGCCAACCTCGGTTTCCTCGGCGGCCTTCTGGAAAACGAACCGAAGTTATTCGACGTTTACACCAAAGGCCAAGCCTCACTAGGCACCGGCAACCCAACGGGACAAAGTATAGGCGATATTGCAACCGCCGGAGGGGGTTGGGCAGGATGGTGGTAAACACATGACTTCGCCGCTACTATTGTCCCCGCTGCTTCAAGGAAGGGCAGCGCCCCCATCTCCAGAAGAGAAGGTGGGCGGCCAAAGCTCCAGTCTCGAAGCGTTGCTCGAACAGATTCGCGCCCCCCAACCGGACACGTTCGCCCAGGAGGAAGAGGAACGAAAACGGCGTGAGGCCCTCTCTAAGCGCATCCAAGACGAGATACTGCTGACGCCCGAGAAACGCGCCGAGCAGAAGTGGTCAGACTACTTGCAGCGCCGCTACAAGATTCAACCCGGCGAGCCGCCGGGATGGAAAAAGAAACTCGGCATGATCTTCGGCGAAACCATGCAAGGGCTGACGACGCCGTACAAAGAAGGCGTCTACGATCCGCGTAAGAAGATGCGCGAACAGGCCCTCGAAGAGTACAAGGCCATCGCGGGGCCTCTGCAACGTGAGTCGGCGGTCCTCGAAGCGACCGAACGAGCCGCTACGGCCCAGGATGCGGCCAGACAAAAGCACAAGGAGACGTTGCAGCTCAAGGTCCGCGCCGAAATCAACAAGATGGCCGTCGCCCAGGATCGCCTGGACATCGCCCGTGATTTGGCGGACAACAAGATCACGGAAACCGAGGCCATGAACAAGCTACGCACCGCCCAGACGGGCAAGGTCGTGCGAGAGACCGAGGCGATTGGCGAACCCGGTTACTCAGGCCCGATTATGCAGACCGCTTTCCACGAGATGAAGGCGCTCCATCAGGGCAAAGGCGAAGACGTAGACCCCATCAACTTGACCGCCGAGCAGAGTAAAACGCTGTCCGAGATTGCCGGGAAGAAACTGGCCGAGCAAAAGAAAGCGACCTCGGGCGGAACATGGCGTCTCAATATGGACTACGTGAGCGGCACGGGCCGCCCTGCCGGTTTCCGCTACAACAGCAAAACGGGCGAAATCCGCTCGTTCAGCGACGACGAGCGTTTTCTCTATTCCGGCCTCTTCAAAACCTCGGATGACCGTTACAAGACCCTCAAAGACGCTACGCAAGGCGTTGGCATGAGTCGCCGACAGTTGATGACCTTGCTAAGCCATCCCACGGCTGTCGGAACGCAAAACGTCATCCCGCCGCAATGGCGAAGCCTCGTTGGGATGGGCGACGCCAACGCGGTCAACCTGATGACCCAACAGTACATCAACACGCTGCGCCTGGCCCGCGCTGCCCAGGGCTCCAGTCGCGTAACGGATCAGGACGCTATACGGATCGAAAAAGCAATGGGCCAATTGTGGAACTCGCCCCGCGACTACGTAATTTCGCAACTCACCATCTACGAGTTGATGATCGGCGCAAAACTTGAAGCCCAGTATGGCGTCTACCCCATACACGACAAGGTTCGAGTGATGTTCGACGAACTGCGCGAATCCTTCGACAAAAAATACGCAGCTAAAGGTCAGGTTGCCGCCTTCTACAAGGTCATGGACCAACTGACGGACGAAGAAATAGCGCGTCGCACTCTCGACGCTCTTGGACTTGAGCCCGTGAAGAACGTTACGGGAGAGTTTGCCGGAGCCCGACCCAAGTAAACGCCAATGCCCCAAGAAGACCTCAAGAAGAAGTACCCGATGATCGGGGACCTCCTAGAGGACCTCCCTGCGCCGACCCCCGGCAAGAAGTTGGTCGCCCCACCGGAGGGCCCTCCCGACCGTCTCGACGCCATCATGAAGGCCCTTCTCAGCGTCGGTACGGGCGCACTGGGCGGAGCCGCATGGGGAGGGCCAAGCGGAGCCGCTGCGGGCGCGTTACGAGGTGCATTAACAACTTCCTTACTAGGCACCCTCTTTCCCGAAAGCGTCGCGCAACAAGGCGGGTCGGTCGCCGGGCAAAACCTCGCTATGAGCGGACTGCAACGTGCTTTGCCCGGCCCGGCAAAAATGGTGCCGATAAACCTTCTCGCCGGAGCTTTGGGCGCAGGCACAGGCGTCGGGGCCGCGACGGCCCTGGGCCTCGGCCAACCGGGACAAACGGCGGGCAAAGAAGCCTTGATAGAAGGGGGCCTAACGATGGTGGGAGGCTTTCTTCCCTCTCTCTTTGCAAAGCAGGCCGCCCGGCAAGGCGCACGGCAAGTAAGCGCCGAAATCCTGGACGAAGCGGCAAAGAAGTTTGGGTTCAACGTGAACAACCTCGGCGCGGGTCCCATCGACGAAATGGTCCTCGAAAAAACGCAGCAGTTACAAAGTGTTAAAGGTTCTCTCACTAACATCCACGAAGCGGCACGCAACGAAGCCCGCGTCGAACTGGGCGTCGTAGAAAACGAGATTGTCAGGCTCACCCGCGACATGAAGTTAAAAGGAGGCCAGCACCCCAGTGTCTCCCGCTTCCAAATAGACGGGCTAAAAATACGCCGCCGGGAACTGAACGACGTTATCAAGAACACCGCCGAGGTGGTACAAACGCCCCAAACGTCCCAGTTACTTCAAGAGCACCAAAAACTCAAGTTCGACATTGGAAACCTTCAGGCGGTGGGCAGAGAGTTCGGCAAGGCCCCCAAGCGGCCTACCAGTTGGATCGCCCGCGAGTTTAGCGATATCGACGCCTTCACGAAGACGGTCGGAAGCATGACCGAACCGCAGCAAAAAGATTACGTCAACCTCTATTTCCGGCGCCAGGTCATCGACGCCGCCACCGAAGTCCAAAAGGACGGCTCCCGCGTTTTGGACGCCCAAAACGTGGTAAAAAAGCTGCAAGAGGCCACGCCGTACTTGGAAAGGTTATCGGAGAACGTCACCAGGCCCGTCAAAGACTTCGCCAAAATAATGGGCCAGTTCGACCCGGTGTTGGGCAACATGCCCATGTTTTCCCGGCAGTTTCTCGACTACGTTCAGAAGCGGGCGGCGTTCCGGCTCATCATCGGGGGATCGCCTGTGGCAGGGGGCGTGGTCGGGGGCAGCGTTACCGGCCTCGCTTATGGAGCGGGAGCGGCAATCGCCCTCGTTCCCATCGGCCACGTGATGCATCTGCTGTTCAACCCTAAGACAAGCTCCTTGGTCATGAAAGTAATGGGCCCCGCCTCGCTCGCCACCAGTCAGCAAAAGGGCAAAGCCGCCATTCTTTCCGTGGGAAAGATGCAAGAATGGTCGAACGACGCCCGCGAACTAGTTCGGCTCGTCACAGAGAAAGTGAAAGAGGACGGCGGCCAAGTAAGCGTAGTCAACGGCGTTGTGGAAATCCCCGAAACGGGAGAAGAAGCCCCAAGCCCCCAAGCCCGCCTCGGTCAATTCTTAGGCCGATGATCGACAATCTTGTCCCGGCGCAGAGGGGCGTCCCACCACCAGTGATAGGACGCGGCCCCGTACTCGAAAGCGCCGTAATTCATTCGCATTACAAGCGCCCAGTCATCTTGTGCCAATCGCACTTGCGCGTTCGGGCAAGCGACCTCCCCCTCTTTCGACACCGCGATCATTTTCCTTCCCTCAGCCGCTATGTACATTTCGTGCGGCGGCTCGTTCATAATTTCCACCAACTCCACGCGCACGCTGCGTAAGACGCAAGTTTCCTCCACCAAGGCCCCCAAGCCGCCCAGGTACCGGGAAAGTTCCCGCAGCACTTTGTCCCGCTCGCCCGGATCGTCAAATTCCCTCTTTGCTCCCCGGTACGACATTGTTTCCGCGCCCACATTCACCACGTAAGTCCCCGACGCCCTGCCCTCCCAGTTGCCTTCGGGCGTCGCCTTCTTCATGGTGAACTGTATCCCCGCAGGCGTCACCACAAGGTTGTTGATTTCCTCGTCCATCGGGTGCCGGTGCACCACCTGGGCCGCAAATAACAAAGCCAGTAAGAAAGCGATCATCTCAGTTCTCCTTTAGGGGGTGAAGAGCCCGGTTTTTTCGGGGGACAGCCGCCTTCGGCGGGAGGCCCCGCTGTCCCCCGAAAAACCGGGCCTCTGCCCCGACCCACACGCCTCATGCGACGAACCTTGTGGGCCGCCAGAGGCCGCGGCGTTTGATCTTGGAGATGCGCTCGAAGGCCAAGTAACGGGCGGCCGGACCGGCCCGGTCCAGGAAGAAAACGCCGTTAAGGTGGTCTACCTCGTGTTGGACGATGCGGGCTTGCATCGATCTCAGTTTAATCGAAACGGTCTCGCCTGTCAACTCTCTCCCGTGCAGGACGACGTTGGTGGGGCGCGGGACGCGGGCGCGGGTCCCAGGTATGGAAAGGCAGGCTTCGTAGTCGTTCGAGTGTTCGATGGGCGGGGGAAAGGTTAAGACGGGGTTGGCGATGACGGTGGCTATACTGTCGTCCTGCTCCCATGCGAAGAGGCGCTTGAAGAGGCCCACTTGGGGGGCCGCCAGACCGACGCCGCGCAGGAGGCGCATGGCGCGTTTCAGTTGGTCGCCCTGCTCGATCAGGATGGGGGAGCCGAAGTCCTCTTCGGCGATCTCCAAGCAGGGGTCCTTGGCTGCAAGGTCGTCGTAAAGAAGGAGGGTCATCTCGTCGCCTTCGGGCGCGCGGGGGGGGGGGATCGGCAGGCGTCGTAATGACGGCAGGATCATTCATCCTTTCTTCGTCCAATGCAGACAACAAAAGTCTTTGCCGACGTAGAACTCCTCATGTGTATCAAGTATGACGCGATCCCATCGTTCGGGGACAAAAGTCTTTTGGCATTTCCCGAATTGGTATACGTAGTCTTCGTCGGGCTCGCGGTCGTAGAACACGCAGGACTCGCAGGTCTTCTTCGTGATTTTCATGTTCACTTTCGTCGCAATAGCAAGAAAGGGCCAAACCCGAAAGTGCGGCTGGCGATAATTCGTCCGCTCTCCACAGTGGCGTCGAGATAACCTAAAGCGTAGGCGGTTTGGGGGCTCATCGGAGGCTCGTCGGCGTACTCTTGTCGGCGGCTCTGCCATGAACGATAGGCGTCTTCCAAGATGCTGTCCATGGTGTCGGCCTGCTGTTTAGGCGGGACCTTGGCGTGCCGTTGATAGTAGTCGTAGCCATAACCAAGAAGGGCGAAGAGGACGAAAAGGGCGAGTAAGAAAAAAGTGGTGTGGGTCATTCTAGTGTCCTTTCCTGACCGAGGCTTCGTAGACGACGCGGAGGTCTTGGTTACGGTTGACGGTAAGGATGAGGTCTTCTTCGGGCATCCCGCCGTGGCGGTTGGGCCCCCACCGCGTGCGGAGTTTCCAAGCTTCGTGGCCGAGGCGCAGCGAATCGGTGCGGTGCATGGTCACCAAGGAGTCCATGTCGTTGTAGAACTGGGAAGCGCCCCGGAAGTTGTAAGGGGATAAAAGGTCGAAGTTGCTGCCCGGCTCTCGCAGGGGCTTGCCGAAGTGGTGCGAGGCGACCACGGAGAGTTCGAGGTCGGCGAAGTCCTTAATGAGCCGGTCGATGTGACGCCACAAGATGGTGACGGACTGGTTGGAGTTGTCGTCCTGGGTGTGCATTTTGCCGAAGGGATCAAGGAACACGACGGCGGGGCGCACTTGGGCGACCGCTTCCCACAGGCGTTTGCGGCCCTGGGGTGAGTCCAGTTGCAGTTCGGGGTCCTTGGAAATGTACCAGAGGTTGTCCATGTGGGCGCGCTCTACGTCATGGAACAACAGGCGGGACCGTTCTTGCAGACCGATCTCGCCGAGTTCTTGTTCGATAATGAGGACGCGAACCGGCGTGGGACAGCGGAACAGGGTGTAGCCGAAGAGAGTCGCGCCCGTCGCCAGCGCGAGCGCCATGTTCAGCATGACCATCGACTTTCCGGTCTTGGCGAGACCGCCGAACAAGAGCTTGCCTCCTTTTGGCAGGACCGCCGGTTCGATCCAGGCGCGTTGGATGGGCAGGTCGCGTTCGATGAGGGACACCAGTGGTTGGGCGTATGCGGCCACGCGACGAAACCTCCATGGAAAAACATTACTTTCGCGTTGTCAACACTTTGTTCAACGGCGGAGGCCCAAAATGGCGAGCAGTTTGTCCCCTTTTCCCTTACCTGTAGCGTCCGAGGCGGGGGGAGATGCTGCGTTGCTTGCAGCGGCTAGTTCTTGCTCCTGTTTCTTTTCTCGTACTAAGCCGAGCAGGAGCATGAGGTAGTTCTGGGCGTCGGTGATGCGTTCCTCGATGGGTTCGCTTTCCAGTTGGCCGATCGAGACAAAGCGCTCGATGGCCATGATGTGCTTGCCAAAGTAGACGCCCCACACTTTCCAAGGCGTTAGGCCGTTGCGGAAACCGACCGCCTTGAAGTTGGCTAGGGCATCTTCGTCGCCCCGGTAGTCTTTTCCCTTGGCGTCGAGAACCACGAGCATGTGGTCGCATTGGTCTTCGACAAGTTGCTCGAAATCTTGGAGTGTCATTGGGTTTCTTTCTCCCTCAACCCTTTTTCGCCGGGACTATCAGAAGCTCCCCCCACTCCAGAAGCGCCCGCAAAGACTGTTCGCTCTGGGCGAAGAGAGTGTGCGGCAAAGCGAAAAAGACGGTGCGAGGCTTTGGGCCGAAGATCAAGCGCGGCTTGCCCTTGGCGATGGCGTAGCCGTATTCGATGAACTGGCCCCCGGTTCGCGTCTCGGTTTCGCGGGTGTTCAAAAGCAGCACGTCGGCCCGGTCTATATCCTCCAGGTCGCGTAGGGCTTTGAAGGCGAAGTTAACGCCATCAGCGTTTTCCTGCGCCGAATCGTTGAGCCAGCGGGACGTTACTTCGTGGCCCCACGCCTCGATTTTACGGGCGAGAATCTGAGCTTCATCCTGGTCAACGAAGCGCGCCGCCAAGTAGATTTTCATGCTCCCTCCAACGAAGCGGGACGCGGCGTCCTCTTCGGAAATCAGCAACGACCAGCACCCCACATCGTCGGGGCCGTCGTCCTCGACCAAAGGAAGATAGGGCGCTTCGGGGTCGTAATGAGCCAACCAAACACGCGTCTTCATCAGTTCGCCGTGTGTCATGTTCGATTCCTAGCGGCCTTCTTCGCTTTGTCACCCGATGCCGCCTTAGTGGCCTCTTCCGCTTGAGTGACGAGGGAAGCGCACGGTTTCGCCTTCTTCATTTTGGTCTCCCTTCCAATCCGGGTCCCTAGATGCTTTGGGCCTTGGGGGCTCCATATTCGTGGACGCAGTCGTAGAGCTTCTCCAAGTCTCGCACGTCGCGGCGGTTGTGGTCAAGTATCCACTTGAGGGCCTTTTCGTTGCCCCGTGAGGCCGCCCGCCAATAGGCCCCGTTGATGTGCGTCTTCTCCGTTCGGCCTAGCAGGACGCGGCAGGCGTTCTCCTGCCGGTTCGATGAGAGGGAGAAGCGGTTGCGAACGAGGAAGTAGATGTCTTGGTGCGTGATCTCGGCATATTTGGGGTAAGGGACGCCGTTGATGACGGCGCGGGTCCGCATGAACTTCATGTCGAAGCCGACGCCGTAGAACGACACCACCCGGTCGAAGCGGCGAAGGTCCTGGACCAAGGCTTCGATGAGGTTCTTGTCCTCTTTGCCGATGGCAGACTGCTCGATGTCGTCCTGGGTGAGACGGTTCTGCCAAATCTTGCCCCCGTGCTCCTTGATGCAGTAGGAGAGCAGGAAGCCGAAGTCGGCCCGCAGGTTCGACGCCTCGATGTCGAGGAATCCCAAGCGGTCGTTCTGGGGCTGTTCCTTGAGATAACACTGGTAATGGACGAGGTACGGCTGGCGGTGTTGGCAGTAGTGGTTGGTGAGCCACACCAAGTGTTGCTTCTTCAGGCGTGCGACAGGAGCGACCATGGTCAAGCGTCTCCTAACAATTGGCGGGCGGTCTCCATCATGGGGAGCGCCTCTTGGGTTTTCTTGGATTGTACGAAGAGGGCGGCGGCGAGCAGCACGAAGACCAACTCTTCGACGGTAAGCAGGTTCTCATCGACGTGCTCTTCGAGGGGTTCGAGGACGGCTTTGGTGTACTCCTTGAGGCCCCGGAGACGCCTCTCTTGTATCTCGCCGGTGCGGGGCCGCCGGGCGAAAACGCAGACGTTGTTGAGCGCCAGCGCCAGAGCGGCGTCGATGCCGCCAACAATCTCCTGAGGCGAGAATGTCTCGGACAAGCGGGGCTGCTGCTTCTTAACCGGCACGAGGCCATCCTTTTCCGCGAAGGTCTAACTGTTGAAGGGAACGGGCGGGCGGGAGATCGTAACGTTGAGGGAAACGGGCGGGTCTAGTAGACGGTCGGTTTCGATGCTGTGGTAGCGAAGATCGTCGTCGGTAAGATAGGGTCGCAACTTCTTGTATTCCTCGGCGCTTTGGTGGAGTTCCCTTGGACGGGTAAAAATCCCCGCTATTTTGTCGTGCACTAGTAAGAGATGGACGTAGGCGGGGTGCGAAGAGGGGGTCATGCTTTGACCATTTCGGGAGCGCCCATATCACGGGCCGATGGTGGGGGAACCACATGCTCGCCGACGTACTGCAAGTAGGGTTGGAGCGCTTTGAGGACGCGCTCGTAAGTCGCCGGGGAGACGGACGAGTAGGGCCGGGTCATGTAGCGAATCTTGGGAAGGCCCCATTCGTAGACCGATTCGCCGGAGAGAGTGTCAATTTTCCGGTATAGGATGCAGCCTTCATGGGCGACGCCGTGGGTTTCGCCCCCCTCTTCCCAGGAGATGGAGAGGGTGAAGCGGCAAAGCCGCCCGGTGCCGCGCTTGGTCTCCGGGAAGGTGAGCTTGGATATGAGGATTTGCGGATGCCGGATGGTGAGGAGCGAGGGGTCGTCGGAATAGCCGAACGCGGCGGCCTTGTTCCTTGAGAACGACAACTTCTTCACAGCGGCCTTGGACGCACCAGAGGCCCTTGAAGACTTGGGGCGGCGGCGCTTTAGGAGAGTGGACATAGAAGATAACGCCGAGCAGGATGGTGAGGAAGGCGGCCAGGATCAACAAAGCGGCTCCATCTGTTCTTCGAGCCAGCAATCGCCGACCAGCGCTTTGATAGGGGCCTTAAAGCCATTGAATCGTTTCGTCTCTTGCTCCATTAGTGTGACGATATCGCGGCGTAGCCGGTTTCCTTTTTCTTCTTTGGGGGTCTCGACTACAAGCTCATCGTGGACCTGAAGGAGAGGAACGACTCCCATTTCCTTGTAGAGACGAAGCTGGACGGCCTGGACGTGCTCGGCGGCGACGCCTGATCCTTTGAACGCCAAGGCGATCTTGGCCGCGTCGCGCCAGGCGCTCTTGTCCTGCTCGGCCAAGTTGAAGCGGAGAAAGCGCCCGGTTGGGGACTTCACGTAGGACCGGGCTTCGAGCTCCGCGAGAACCGATTGTTGCCAGGGGCGCAGGGAAGGAAAGGCGTCGAAATGGATGCGTTGAATGTCCAGGGCGCGGCGGCGGGATTCGCGGGTATGGTCGCCGAAGAGAACGTCGGCCAAGTTGGAGCCGGTGAACGCCACGGTCCAGGGGCCGAAGGTCCAGTCCTTTTTGATGTCCGGCATGAAACGGCGAGAGTACACCAACAAAGCGCCGCTGTCAAGGTCCTTGCGAAGGTGCTCGGTCGGCGTCTCCAGTTCGTGGGGGTCGAGCAGAACGATGCCTTCCATATAGTCGCCCGCGTGGACGGCGCGTTTGGCGACGTTGCGCTCGCTCAGGTTCGGTACGTTCTTGAAAGCGCCGCCCGACTGTTCGACCAGCCGGACGAAGGGGTCCCTGCCAATTGTGGAGAGGTCCATGCCGGAGAGCCAAAGGCACATCCGAAGTTCGAGTTGGCTGAAGTCGGCCTTGAGCAATACGAGGTCGGGGGAACGAGGGACGATAGCGCCCCGGACCAGTTTGCCGAAGCCGCGCACTGGCACATTCTGGAAATTGGGACGGGAAGAGGACAAACGCCCCGTCGAGGTGCCGGTAACGGAGAAGCGGGGGTGGATCAAACCGTCGTTGGCTATAACAGATTCGTCGAACCAAGCCTTCAAGCCTTTGCCGGACGCCTTGTAATCGTGGAGGCGCAGCAGGGCGTCGAGGACTTCAGGCAAGGGGGTATCATCGGCGCGGTCGTTTCTGAGGGCTTCGAGGTCTTGGTAGCCATGCCGTTTTGCCACCCTACCAAGAGCTTTGACGACTTCCTCTATGTCAGTGGACCTAAGGGCCTCTCCCCGGTGTTTGAACCACGCCAACGTCTGAGAGGGCGACCGGGGGTTGAAGAGACCCGTTTCTTTGCTAAGTCCTTGCTTTACAAACACTTCGGGCGGAAAGAGGCTTTCCTTGATGGCGTCGGCCTTGGCCTCTAAGTCCTTGATATATTGGCGGTTAATCGCAACGCCCTGCAATTGCATGAGGTAGCACAACTCATCTAGCTCAACGAGCTCGCGGTAGAGAGGGCGAGGGACCTCCCAGGAGGCAAGGTCCTTGACCATGACTTCGTGACACCACCGGGACGCCCAGGCGTCAGTGGCGCAGTATTCGAGAACACGCTCGGTCGGGCAGGGCCCGAAGCAGTCCGGCCCCCGGCAGTTTTTCCAGTTGGGCAACATGGTGTAGGTCGAAGTCATCGACCACAGGTTCATGAGACCCATGACGCCCTGGTCCTCTTCGTCCTCCTTCTTGCCCGGCATCTTGGTCATTTGTTGATGCAGGAGGTAGAACTCCAAGAGAGTGTCTTCCCAACGGTCGAGGGGAGTACGGTAAACGCGCTCGTCGAACTTGGGCTTGTCGGAGCTCACTACTGCGTGGCCCACCAAGGGGACGCCCGCTTCGACGACGGCGCGGGCTGCGGCATCGGTCCAAGGAATCGCCGAGCAAGAATGCAGGGAGGCAATGCCCAGGACTTTAGGAACGCTGCCCCGGTACTCCAGATCGACGCCGAGACAGCCTTCTTGTTTGCCTTGGGCTAAGACCGCCGCCAAGCCGGGAACGAACTCCGGGAAAAAGTTTAGTTTGGAAGGAGCAGCGCTAAAGAGGTGCCGCCGAAGTGGGCGCTCTTCACCGGGCAGGACCATTTCGCCCACGTTTGGTGGGACGTTGAATCCCGGCAACAGGTTTCCGAGCTGTGAGCCCGTACCGTTCGCTCCATGCCTGCCACGTCTCATCTTTGTCACGTTGTAAATAGTAAGCCTTGAAAAAGTCGCGGTCGTCTTTGCGAACGAAGGCTTTGGAAACAAAGTGAGGCACGGCAAAAGATCGCATCGCTTCGTACTCTGCCCGCGTCGGATTGCGATTGGCCTTCAATTGGTAAAGAACGACCGCTCCATCATTGTTCGTAAGGCTGTCGGGGAAAAAACCGACAACATCGAAGGGACCAAAGGAACCGGCGCTTCGAATACAGCGCCAACCACAGCTTTCCAAGTCTTTGATCCATTGACGCTCGATACGAGTGCCTTTGCTCTTGGCGTTCATTGTGTCGTCTCCGTTGCTGTCGGCCAGGCGCCCTCGAACCAGTGGCCTTGCCATTTGTTGAGGCCCCCCTTGGCGATTTGGGGAAAGATCAAGCGGGCGGCCTTCTCGCCCATGAGGACGCAGGGGCGGTACTGCCGGTCGGCGAAATAGATCGCCTTCTCAACGGCTCGTTTTACGGGGTCGAGAAGCGCCGGAACCCGGAGAGCCGCCGCGGGATGATAGGTGATGACGAAGAGGTTGGGCGCGTACTCGACGATGCCTCCAGGCGTCGGGCGTCCAAGGTCGTCGCCGTGTTGGTGATCCCAATGACGGCAGGCGCCCTCGGCCTGGTGGCGCAAGCCCCCCGTGGGGTAAGACATTTTGGGCGGATAGCAGCGCAGCGTGTTGCCTATGAATACGCCCGAGCGGCTGAGGCCAAAGGGGGCCAGGAGCGTGGTGAAGACCGCGTTACCGGCGCGGCCCACCAACGGGCGGGCCGCCAAGGCCTCGGTCGGCCCAGGAGCTTCGAGAAAAAGGGCGAGGCGCACTGACGCCGGGTAGTGATCTGGAACGAAGGAGGACCCCACGTAGGCGTACCGGCAGTTGGCCCAACAGTAAGCGGGCTTGGACTGCACGCCTCTCAACTGCACCGTTCCGCTCAAGTCAGCCGCCAGCTTTCTTCCCCCAAGGGCATAGAAAAAGTTCTTATCGCCGAGCGAATGTCCCAAAGCGTCCGCCTCTCCCCTACCCACAGGAAGTTTAGCGGTAGGGTAAGCA